TACTGTGTGCGTGTTTCGATTGGAGTTTGATGTGTGGTAATCATTTATTGTAGTCGGAACTACGCCATTCAACAAAGCTCTCTCATTGAAGTTAGTCAGCGTTGGACTGGCTAACACATCAGTATCTCTTAATCCATCATTCTGATAGGATTGTTCCGCAGATTCATGCCCTTGACCCAAGCCCGCCATCAATTATCCCTCCTGTCAATGCTGACAGCTTTTTTCAGCAAATTGGGGCGGTGGCGAAATTGAGAATATGAGTCCATCAGCGTACCTCCAGTAGAACATCCACCTTTATTTCATTGGTCGAGTCCTTTGTAATCGGCATGAATGTAGCACGGTAGGCAGGGGTGTCAAGTGCCGTGTCGCCATGCACTACCAGCTCTTTGATTGATTGGGATGAGGATTGCTGAGTATCAAATATAGCTGATACAGATAGGGTTCTATCATCTATCCTTCTTACATTGGGCGTAACTGTAATCTGAGGATTACCCGCCCCACCGTCTTTACTTGAAGAATCTCCACCCGTTGAACCCAATGTCATCCTTGTAACTAATGTGGAGAGATGGTCGGTAAGAGCTGACTTGAGAGTATCTAACACAGGCATTATTTCACCACATAAAATATTGATTTTGATTGACCGATAGGCAAAGCTCGCTTATTCCCACTACGCACACCTATTTTCCCCATTCCTTTTGCCTCTTTCGCACCGATGAGGAATCCTCTATTGCTCACGGAACGAACTGATATACGATGAACCGCCTTTACTTTGATAGCCCCAGATACTGCAAGCTCAACCAAATCTACAATCGTAGAAGCTGACTCATCTGTTGGTTCATTCGTTGAAGATACAGATTGCAGATCGGACAGCAGACCTTCAATTCCTTTGTCATATTGGCCTACTACAAAGTTACTCTCAAGCCGATTGTAATTGTGTTCAGACTCAAAGACAGCATATTCTCCCCTTAGACCATGTAGTGGTAAATCAATGTTAATCATATCTCCGGGTGTTATATCTGTAGCTCGAACAGCACCCTTGATTTCTATTACAGGTGTGGTATTCTCCGTTCTTGCTAAGATTGACTTGGCTAACTTCATGGCTTCCTGTTTGGTTTTCAAACCGGGAATGTTTTGTCTTAGAACTCTTGCTAAGTTGGATGTAGCACCCCTACCTGCTTCGCTTCTCATCCTTTCTGGGTCTTTGATAGCAACGAATACCTTCTCATTAGAAGCTAAATCATCACCACTAACAATCACTTCATTAGGCGAATCTATCATACGACTAACTCCAACCGACTTGACGATACTCCCCATACCGATAGTAGCACCCTTATTTTTGAAGGTACTACTGCCGTATATCAGCCCGCCATTTCTTTCATTGACGAGCTGGCGACCATCTAACTGAGTCAGATTCTTTATTGCTTCCATGATGCTTATGCCCCTTGTCTTTCGAGCTACGAATGTTGAAGAATGGTCATTGATGATGCGTAATGAAGGATGAGCTTTGAGTGTATCAGATATATCTCTATCATTAGCAATCAACGCAGAAGTCGGTGTAACATTGTATCCCGCCACATCAGCTTCAGCATCATCTAACATCATCAAAGCTGCATCCGATGTTCTGATACCTACATACCCTAACTGGCCCAGAAGAATACCATTCTCCACATCCAAACCATGATCGGATAATGTATCTGCATTGATATTCTTGAAAATTAAGGATGTGGTGTGGTTTTCAATCTTGACTCCACCTACTCTCAATCTCATACCATTCTTATCAAATAGATATGGTGGAGAGAATGTTTCAGACAGCTCCCTACCATCAATTCTTATCTTTTGAATAGATGTTGATATGTTTTTCAGCTCAGCTATATTCTTACTGTTGGCTATCTTCAATGGCCTTTGACTGGTCATGATAAAGTCGGATGGATCGTATTCCAATAGGCCACGATATGTTAGAGATGTTTCTTTCACGGAATCTAATGATGTATCGTATCTTCTCCAGCTGTCTGATTCCAATTTAGCTATTACAAGTGTGTTGTCCGTTAATGTTGGTATGACTGGATAGGGTAGTGTGAGCGACCTTATGTCGTTGATGGTTGATGGTGAGGCTACGGTTGTGTAATGCAACACCTTGCCTTCTAAATCCCCAACAGATGTGTATCCTGTGATAGTGTTGCCGGATTGCGTGAGCTTGTTGCCCGATTTAGCGGAGTAAGAAAACTTGCCGCTTATTCCCGGTATGAATAAGACACCGGATGAGGGAAGTATGCTTGCATCATCAAGTATTAGGAAGGTGCTACCCGCAGTATAGTGGGATTTGACTTCAAAAGAAGGATAGGTTCTCATCAATGATTTCATTGAGATGTGCGTGACCTCATCTTCTAATCCGTGCTTAGCAAAGTCGCCACCAATGCCTGTTCCATCGTTGATATAACGAACTTGTGTTTGATATATCGGCTCACCACCACCGGGATGAAGCGTTTGAGAATATCGGGGTTCTATCTCTGGGTTAAATGAACCGTCAATTGTTTTTCGAGCTGCGTCTGATTTGAAGAATTGAAGCATAGATGCCGTTGGAATCAGATGCCACGCTATGTCGTAGTCATTCGCATCAGGCCAATCCATAGTGAATGCACCTTCGGGTGAGCCAACGAAACTACTGTTGCCTAGTCCTTGAGATACATCGGTTTCAAACAGACCATATCTTCCATCTCTTGTGAATGGCTGATATGCTATGTTATCAGTATTGGTCGTTTTACATCTCGCACCATGAGTCCAACCATCTTGCAGAAGGCTTGATGCAAAACCAAATAACTTCAACGGCCTTACAGGTCTAACGATATAATCAACATACTTTCTTCGAGGATGACTGGTCATCGGTTTTCCGCCCGTGCCGAATATCTCAGTAGATAATGACCCCTCTTGTGATCTGTTTAGGTAGCTCTTACGAAGGACATAGACTCCGCCCCAAGCAGGTAAATCTGCTGAACCCCTAACTGCCCAAGCGTCAAGTGCATGGCTATTTGAATGCACTACGGGTTCTTCTGTTGTACCCGAACCAACAGTTACGGACACTAACGCATTTGACCCTGCATTACTGAATACGATTGTAGGTTCTGAAGTATAACCCGAACCCCCATTTGTCATGGTAATGCTCTTTACCGATCCTGTTGAGGTCATAGAGGCAGTTACTGTTCCATGAGGAATAGATAAGGTAGGTGCTGTTTCATACCCTGCACCTGCATTAGTTGTTGATACACCACTCAAAGAACGAGTAGCAGATGCAAGAGTCGGTGAAAGAGATGCAAGCGTAATCCCGCCAAGAAGCAAAGGAGCTGTTACTGTGGGGTTAGATGTGTATCCCGAACCATAGTTAGTAACATGGATCTGCCTTACTGTTCCCGAACTCGCAGCCGTGTTTAGAGTCACGGTTGGCGCACCGTTGCCGAATTGGTAATTTCCGGGATAAGCTTCCCACAGTGAACCTGCGTTAAATTGTAATTCGTAAGACAAGGTGTGATTAGATTGGAAATGGTTGCCCCCAGAAAGTGTATTATTTGTAAGCACTTGAGTTACTTCATTTAGATTCAATGTTAGTATAGCTTGCGTAGCATTGGTGTTAGGATAATAATCGCTACCACTTTTAGCACCGTTAATCAATAATCTCCATGACGAACCCGCTTCAAAGGAATCACTCAATCGCATAGCAGTTGAGCCTGTTACATCTACTGCTGAAAGTGCGTGTCCTACATAGTAAGTAGCTGCAAAGTTAGAACCGCCCCCACCCGATACTCCACAGCCCGCATTGGTGTTGTTGTATCCGCTACCCGCAGAAGAAATTGAAATTGAAGAAACCGCAGCACCATCTGATGTAGTCGTATATGTTCCTGTAAAAGCCGTTGTAGGATTACCACCCGATACCGATATGCTTCCCCCCGTTTCACTTGAGCTGTAAGCCCCTGAACCACCGCTATGAGATAGTCCAGATACAGATTTATTCACGATGTAAGTACCTGCAAAGCTTGAACCGCCACCACCAGAAGCTGTTAATGTTCCATCAGAATATCCCGAACCACCTGCTGTGAGTGATAGTGCCGTTATTGCAGCACCGCCCATTCCCTTTGCATCATCACTATCTGGACTCCATGTCGGAGCTACATATTCATTTGAGTGGGTGACTGTGCTACCTGCCCCCCCATCAAGTGTGAATGCGTCTTTCTCAAGCTTGGTCTTAACAACCCAAGAAGGCGTGATTGGGAAGTGCTGACCTACTGATAAGTCTGTATTTAGAGAGGTCGCTTTTGTTCCCATAATTTGGTATTCAACCGTTTTATTGAGGTTTCTTTCATTCTCAGTATCAATAATCAATCCCAATCTTGGTTCGGTTCTTGATTGAACTTGGCGATGGTCGGCTATTTCAGATAGAGGAATTGCTTTCACGGTTTTAGTGGCGTTATTACTTGAATTGTATGTAGCCTCTCCCCATCCTGTTGTAGGATAGTGTGTTTTCTTCTCACCGTTAGATGCAGCGAGCTGACGCATCCCTGAATGGTCAATTGCTGACGCATTGGTATGCAAAGCATTTCCTCGAAGGTGATAGAAGCCACCTGTTACCCCAAATGCTGTTGTTTCACCGACAGCAGAACTCGATTTTGATTGATCGTAGGATTTTGAACCAGTATATTGCGTTAGGTCAATGAATGGATCCGAACCTTTGTTGTGAGGTCTTGCTTTCAACGGTGTTTCAAGGTATTCTGTATCCCAAAGACCTGCGGGCATGGATGTAGGGAGAGTCATCCCCCCAGATTCAAGTCCTAATGTAATTCCGATACCAATTGGTGACTCTCCCGAATTGACGGGCAGATTAGACCTTCTTACTGTGCTTGAGTAAGGTGTAGCATCAGCCGTATGCCCGCTAAGGACTAATCCAATAGGGGTTGAACGCTCAACACCGGAGTAATCTTTGTCGAAGAACCAAGAAGCACCGTGATCTGTGGCGTTAGGTATTTTCTGAACGGAATCATGTATTCCACCGTCAAATCTTGCCTTACCATATACTCCTTGTGTGTTAGTGCCTTCATTGGGGTCGCCCGCTAACATATCCAGTGCATCTGAAGCTGTCCTAATGCCCCATGCCCTTATTGGTAATCTCCTACTCATATCATAGGCGACCATACTATCTCTAACTGCTATATATTTCGTGAAAGTTTGACTATCGGTATCCACATCATAAGATATGATACCACCTTCTCTCTCTGGATTGATACCATCTCCTATACCTTCACCTCTTGAGTATCTTATATTCTCATATTGTTTGAGTAATCTGATAGTGCCGTGCGGTTCTCTAACAGTAGTATGACCCATAAGGACAGCATTCGCACTACGCAAACCATCTGTATTCCCATGTCCTCCAGCATTCAATCCGTTGTATCCATAATTCTGAAGCCATTGATACACATATAGTCGTTCTATCGGAAGTGCGTTTTCAGCTTGAGCTGTGGTGGATGCGTGTGAATGATTACGCAGATACAGTCCTCTTACGGGTGGGTAGTTGAGAGAACGGGGCATCCCTGCTTCCCGATAGCGGAATGTGAGGAAGTGTTCTCGGCTTGTTCCAAAGAAAGCGGGATGATTGTATTCGGCAAGCCAATTACATAGAAATGCGTCAGGTTTTGCACCCGTTCCGGTGTTCGAAGCACCAAGGAGAGCTAAATCTGCGTTGCTTGCCGTTATACCACCACCCCCACTATTCCGTGCAGCCAAATTGACATACTCAGGGTCGTGACACAAGAGAGGTGGGACTGTTGCTAACTCCGTGCCGATTCGGGGTACTGCTACGCCTTCTTCCCTTCCTGTTACGAAGTAAGCAGACGAACCAACATAGGTAATTGTAGGTATTGGAGAGCCACCACCGAGATGGTAGTCCCCAAGCAATATACCGTTTATACTGACTTCTGAGGCCGTGTTATAGCGTGTTCCGCCCGATAATGCAGTAGCTAAAGTGAGCTTTGTAGGGCCAGCTACTGAGAAGGAAGCATCTTCACTTAATGCACCCCTTCTGACTTGATTCCCCGCCCCTAATCGTTTAGTGTGTTCTTGTCCGGGTGCAATAAGGTAGTCCAAATCATCTCTTGGCGTGACTGAGTTGTATGCAGCTTTCACATCGGGCAATCTGAATCCCTTAATTTCACCCAATGGAAGCCCGTCTGAGGCAAAAGAACCTGTTGAGTGGTCATACCCCGTCTGAGCCTTTGTATCAAGCGTATCAAGCTCAAATACGGTAGTGCTGTTAGAACTCTTACCCGATCCAAAGCCATGATGCTTGTGTTCTGTTTCAGCTTCAAACAACAAAGTGTAGGAAGAACCGTGAGAACGATGCAATTGTCGCCTCATAGCAGACGGTGTGCCTCGGTGCATTAACGGGGTAACGAAACTGTGTCCTTGCCGTGCAAAGCGTATTCTATGGTGTGGATAGGCATTTCCTGTGGGGCTACCGTTGTTCGTTTGAGTCAATACCGAACCTCTTTCTGCATGGTCAGTTATTCTATGTGCTGAGAATAAGCGTGTAGTACCGCTTGGAACAGCACCAGCGGGGGTATGAGGGGTTAGACCCTGTTTCGTGCTTAAATCGGGATGCAGAAGCCTTTGTGTGTGGAAAATTAGTGTGCGGTCATGAGTGTCAAATTGGGAAGCTTCGTTTGAATCCTCAGCTATACCGGGTTTTCGAGGGTCGGGGGCGGTCAATCCACCCAACCCCCAAGTCATGTTTGAATGAGCTTGGATGCGATCATGCCCGCTTCTAACGAATATTTCTCCCGGTATTTCGGATGGGTCTGGAAGCTGGATTGCGAGATTTGGCGTTAATTTGCCGTCTGTTGTTGATGGCCCTGTAACTTCTTCTCCTGTAATTGGATCTTCTCTTGTGTTCTGTAGCTTGTAATCTTGAATCACTACGCCCCAAGGCGAACCACCGAATAAAGTCAATATGTTGCCTTGGTCGTCTTTGGTAGTCAAATCATCAAAGACCATATTCTCATTACTTATCTGCAACCCCCTAACTTTGGATGATGTGTTCAAGGATTTGGTAGTGAATATGGGTCGAGGGGCGTACCTATCGTTATCATATTTCAGACCTTGAGCTACAAAGTCACCAGAATATGTGGTCACGGATGTTAATTCATCAGTAGTATGGGCGACTATATTCGTGGATGTGCCTGTTGTTGCCTTGTATCCTTCCTTAGTATGGAGTATATCTCCCGAAGTCATAGGTAGCTTAGTCCCATATTCCATATTCGCCATCTTAACCTTGTTAGAACCTGTGGTATCTGAATCAACCTTTGTGATTCCTCTAAGAGATGGCTGTGTTACTGTGTAATCAGGCGGGGGAATATCGGGCAGGTCGCATGAGTTAAGTCCCTCTATGCTAAATCGGACATATCCGTGTCCCGATGAATGAGCTGTTGCTACTGACCCCTTACAATCGTAGTTAGTCGCAGGTAGCCCCATGTTGCCCCCATCTAACGGTTTAGCTAACAGATTCCATGTAGGAACGCTTTGCCCCAATCCTTGAATTACTGGGCCACCATTAGCTGGCGACCAATAGTTGTGATCGCTATCCCAATTCGGGCTTGTAGCCCGTTGTTCCCAAGTAAGCACTATTGTATGCTTCTCCGGCTCACCCGCAATCTCAAAGGTTGCACCGCTAAGTGTATCAGGATGGCTACTCACTTGAGTAATAGTTGATGATAGGTTTTCTGTAATAGTGAAGTTGGCTTTGCTATCCTGTCCTGTGACTACATGGCCTAATCGCTTAGGGCCATAGTAATATCCAGATATGTTAGTGTAATTCAAAGTTAGATTTGTATGACTGGAATCATTGTAAGTAATTGTTCCTGTTGTAGGCAAATCGGAAGGGAATCCATTTCTGTAAGCCCCGTCAAACCTCAATATCAAATTGCTATCGCTTGTTGTTCTAAACGCAGATCCTGTGTATGTCGGCTTCCCAGACATTCTAACATACCTTGCTCGAAGATACCTTGTTCCGTTCTTTGATACCTGTTTTACCCGCCTACTGTTTATTTTCGCAGCGATAGCTCTTGTTGCTTCTTGGCTTCCTAAGTTGTATGTGAAGCCTGTTCCATTACTGCCCAAATCAGCATTGAGCTGATGCAAATCAACCACTATTACATTGTCAGCTTCAGATGGTACAGAAGATGTTGCTAATGGCGTTCTAATAAGTACCGTTAGCCCTTGCTTCCAGTTATTGCTATTAGCACCATACTGCCAAGTGGTAACATCATCTGCGTATTCAGTATTGGGATAAGTAATGTGCATGGCGAAATAACCGCTTGCGGGATAACCGGATGCACCAGCTAATGGTTTGACTACTGCGGGGTATAACTGCTTGGTATAACGAGTCATCACCATACCCCCTTAGCATCCCATAAAGCCGTTGCATCGGCTTGTGTCAATGGATAATTATGTATTGCTACATTTGATAGCGTTCCCGAAAAGAAGAGGGTATCGCTAATATCCATTCTTCCATCATTAGCCCCATCGGATGCGTCTATGAATGTGCCATCAGAACCTTTCTTGGCTATATGACTCATCTCCACATAGGAACTGCTTGTTATTGCATCATAGGGATGTTGATACATTTTTCCAATCATATTCGTAGTTGTTGAAGAACCGAAACTAATTTTCTTCAATGCAGAAACGCCAATCAAACTCATCTTTGTTGCAGCAGTAGTGCCGAGAGCTGAGGGTATGGATGCTGCAACATAGAGAGCCGAAGATGAAGAAGTAGTAGATACATTCACTTCATTACTCAAAGAACCCCCATCGTGAACTCTTCGAGATGTGGTAATGTCTTGCATTCCTGTTAAATTAACAGTCCCAATATCCCATGAACCGCCTATGTTGTTGCCACCGAACTTCAACCCCGTTGCGTTAGCCAAATAGATTGTTGCGTTATCGCCTGACTTAGATGCAACAACACAAGACCATGCGTCACGATCTATTCTCAGCCCGCCCCTATCTACATCATTAAAAACCACTTTCTTATTACCCGATGATGTGGCATAACAGAAGGCGACTTGGATATACTGATTCACACCCGCATTCTTTCCAGCTAAAAACAAACCCCAAGGCCGACCATTGGAATCTAAACCGGAGATTATTGGCCCACAAGTAGGATTTGATAATGACCCCTGATTAAAGAATGCACTAATTGAAAAATCAGTCCGGCAATCAAAATCTGCCATTGGCCCATACTCAGCTTCTACACCCGAATTGTAATTGTATAGCGCAATACACTGGTCTTTCTCTCCTGTTCCGCCATCATTAAACTGAATGCCTTTATCTGCACTATCAACGCTATTTGCAGGGCCATTTACAAGCGTGAAATTAGCACCTGTTCCTGTTACACGAATCGGGGATCCATATATGTCCTCAGTCATTTGGGCATTGTTCTGACTATGAGAACCCGATGCAACCGTTTCATTCATCCTCACATATACTCGGCAACCATCAACCATGTTACCAGAACTATCCACGATTAACTTGTGATGGAATCCTCTTAGGGTGTTTTCGTTTATCGTATCTTCATTTGTTATGTCTGTAAAATCAAGAACGGCTGAAGCTGTTGATGTTTCGTGTAGGTTTTGGAATCCGCTAAATCCGGTAGGGCCTTTAGATAGGAAGTGTTTGTAGTCCGATGAGTAATCATTTGCCGTTCCATCGCTTATATCAAGCACCACACCCGTATGACCGCCACCAAAGAACACTATCCCATTGGGATCGAGGCGAGGCCAAAGAATCTCAACATCTATGTTGTTAATCTCCGTAGCTGCATCTCCTACATCCTCATAGAATATCTGATAGAAAGAATCCAAATCCTCTCTGGGATATATCTTGTGGATATAGAATGCGTTTGTTGATGTTCCCGAACCTACCGATTGACTGATGTATTCAAAATCGGCTAATTGACCTTTTACTCTCATTATGCCTTTGTTAGCAGCAGAAGTCAATGCCCCTATCCTCTTCATCCAATCCTCAGTTTTTATGCTAACAGCTAATCCTGAGATATATCCTGTTGATACTGCTGATGATACATTTGCTTGAGGAAATACCATTTTGCCGTTCCATAGTGCGTATGTATTTCCATCGGATGTTTGAACAACGGAAGGAGTTGCGACTGTCTTTATCTTGCATACGCCACCTAACCCATCGTATGACCTTATGTTGCCCTCGGCATCGTGTATAGAGCCGTGCGGTGCGCCTCTAAATGTGGATATAGGTACATAGGTTTCTCCATCCGAACCTATCGGTAACGGTGCAGGGAATGAGTTGGGGTGATACGACCTACTATTGTTAGCCGACAACCCCCCATACCCTATTACCGTAGCTGGTTTGTAGGCATAGGGTGTGTTGTTGTTGATGTGTACGCAGAAGTTTCTGCCTGTTGCACCGGGAACGGTACTGTGTATTACAATTGAAGCCCCTGCTTCACCATCTCTACTCTCAGTATCCTTGCCCATGAAAGCTCGAACATACCCCATGTGCGTTCCTGTATCTGCATTAGTCGTAGCAAACAAAGGTGGCGGGTCAAAGGCACTACCACTTTGACTATTCTTAGCTTGGGGATGGCCCGCCATGTTGATTCGCCTAATGACTTCTTCAACACATAGATTGAAGTCGCCCATTTTGACGGCAATATCGTTGAAATCTAGCTCTAATGGTCGAACATAGTCCAATGCAGAACCATCGGATTTTTTGCCTTTCAATGAAAGGTGGCTACATTTCATTATGACTGGAGGATCGGTATAACGGTCAGCAGATGCTTCTTGAACCTCAGCTATATCCCAATCAAAGGCTTCCATGTTAGGGCCTTCTTTGATTAGGTATCGAGCTACATTATCGGGGTCTTGTTGTCTTGCAGATGAAGTCTTGCCTAACAAATTACAAGCTGCGGTAGCCATTTCTTCAGCTAACAATGGTGCTAATTTTGAGAACTCATAACCATCTAACGAGCTTGGTGTACCATGTGCTGAGTTGTAAGCTGCAATTACATCAGCCAAACTAGCTATGAAGTCTGCATTTGTTACTGCGGTTGAGCTGTTACTACCATCTGCGTTTTGCACATACCCTACGCCCAAGTGTATGTATCCGCCCAATGTAGCTACAGAACCTGTAAAAAGCCCGTTAGGTGTTGTTGAGTCTTGGTCGGCCAATGTCACTGGATGGCGTATGGGGATTCCATTTACTCTCGTCAAAGTAGTGGCGTTGGTATATGTGACCTTTACTAATTGACCTAAGCCATCGTTAATCGTAGGATGGCCTTCACCTATTGTGATCCAAAATGTATTATCACAATAATCTGCACTACCCCTCTCCAAAGTAGATTTAGCAAATGCAGAAGCATCATCCAGTGTGAAAACACCGCTATTGTAAGTCGTGATAACGCCTTGAACCGATGGCCTTTGACATCTTGAAATCCATCTGCCTGTATCAGCCGTAAGGAAATCCCAATACTGGTCTGTAATTTCAATTGACGACACATCGTCAGCCATCCCCCAATCAATAGAAAACCTGCTTTCGTATGTTTTCATCTGAGGTCTGTTTGTTGCCGTCATGGTGCAATCAATACTCATCTTAGTGGATCGGACTGAGGATAGCGGTGTCCTTGAATCGTTATCCGAGTTTTCAATTGAATCAACATCGAAAAACATAGACGGGAATAATGGTATTTCGGTAATAGCTCTTGTTGAGGCATAATAGGTGGATGCTTGCTTGTCATTCCTAACTGAAGCATTACCACTACCCACTATCCTGTCTTTCCAACCGGGAAATAGCGGGTGTTCGGTGTATGTGGGTTGAATATCTATTCCGCCCTGTCCTAATCCGCCTAAAGTCAAGCTAACAGTCGGTGTTCCTAAATCTCCTATTTCCTTAATCGGAGAACCCTGACTCAAATTAAAATCTCGTATCGCCCTGCTATCTGCAATATCCATCAGTATTGAACGCCCCCTCAATACCAATTGAGTAGTACCCATATCGTCAGATATAGGGGCTACCTCTTCGATTCTTCCTTTCATAAGATTCAATTCAATTATAGCGGTTGATGAATTGCCACCCCCATCTCTTGTAGTCAGTATATCGTCTAATGTAGCAAATCTGCTTCTCTTAGCTGGATGGACTAAGACTAAGCTCTCGTCTGTTTTGAGGTCATTGTCTATCAAATCAAAGCCTGTTAGATTAGACCGTCTAAATGATGCAGGTGTTTGGGTTTGCCCTCTATAATCGGTCTGTTTTGACCGTTGTATGTTTTCTATGAATAATGAATGGTATTCCGAGTTGCTTGTGTCATCGGGGGTGTTAGTGCTTGGAACGGGCTTGGGTCGGCCATATCCTTGAATGCCCGTGCCTACTGTAACTACGCAATCTTCGATATTGATGAAAGGAGAGGGTGTTATGTCGCCTGTCGGTGAAGCTGTTAGCGAATGGCTTGAGAATGTGCCGTTGAATGATGCTGTTGGAACTGAAATCAGCCCGCCCGGAGCTGTAATCTTGAATAGTATGTCTTTGTGATTAGCAGGTGTGCTTGAAAAGGGCTTTCTAAGCCATTCTGAGAGCGACTTAGAGCCAAAGTATGCACTACCACAGGGAACGGTCTTACGCACGACCAAATAGCCTGTATTCCCTATTGCATGATAGCCCGTAAGTTTGGTGTTGATTCCGCTTCTAAGATTAAACCCTGTTCCAGCTACTACTTCTCCAGTCAAATCTATTGCATCATAATAGACTAACACTTTCGAAGGGCCACCTGCACTAACAAGTGCGGTTGGTGATTTGATAACTGCAATCCGAGCTTCCTTCTCTGGGGTTAGGTGTCGGATGTATGCGTCATTGGTGGGAACGCCATTGGATAATTGAGCTGTATGATCCGTATCTAAGCCCTTTAGCATGAATGGCCTAATATCTTCAACCGCCAAAGCGACTATTTCATCACGGGTTGATGCAGAAAAGCTGTTGGTAGCGTATGCCCCTACTCCTGATTCCGTAATTATCCTGTTGAAAGGAACGCTACTTGCATCTGTAGCTAATACTGATGACGAAGTATTAGTAACTCTTGTAATTCCACCAGAATATACATTCTCAGTAACTTTGACTATATCGTTCTGCCCAATAATAGAGCCAATAGACATATCATCGCTAATGTATTCAAACGAGTTAGCAATTCCTTGAACAGTCTGCTTCACCGTCTGCTCATCGGGCTGTGGTAATTTTTTGAGGAAGAAATCACCATCAACCAATGTGTATGATGTAACACCACCCATAGCTGGATATGTATCAGCAGGGTCAGCTAACACAGTAGCACTATTTGATGAAAGTGTGCGACTTTTTGGAGATATGAAATATGCGTCATTGTTGAACTCGGTGCTATCCGAGAATCTTTGATTCTGAGTAAATGTGTATTTTGTAAATGTGTCCTTTGCCCTTGTTTTCTGACCGCCTACGCTTGCATGGGTATTCTCATTACCTTGATCAATCAATACATCGGATTTTCCTAATACAAACCATACAAGTGCATCCGTGCTTGGTGGGAACAATGGCTTTTGGGTTTCGGGGAGATTATCAACACCATTGTTCTGCTCATCATTAGCCAAATGAATAGATGTATAACTCAATTTACTATTTACGAAATCTATTGCAGTAATCCTAACTCTTTCTGGAACTATTGACATGGGATTCATATCAACCGCAGTAGCTGAAGCTGTTGCTACATCATCAGACCACCTAATCATCTTGCTTGCCGGACTGGTGCAAAGACCAGTTAGTGGGTGCGTTCCAGAATGGTTGATTATCGCATTTAATGAAGTTGAGGCAACCCCGCTAAAGTATTCTGCATCGGTTAAGCTCAATGTTCCCGAAGCATACCATGTTTGATTCTTAATGTCCTCCAAATCAACGCCTGTGATGTAAGATGCTAACTTTTCCAATGCGGTATAACGATCCACACTTGCATTGGGATTAGCTGGATAATCACGGATCTTGAATGTAGTCCCGCTATCGCCTGTGAATGTATGTCCTACTGCTACCATAGGTAAAGGCATCAAACCATCATGAGTATCCGGCCCATCTCTCCCTTGATTGGTAACTGCTGCACGGGCATTATCAAAGAAGTAAATATCGGGCATTTCAAAATCATCTTCAAATAACCACAGTCCAAGTGTGGTGTCGTTGTTGGTTAATGGTTCTAATTTAGGGTCTGTAATCCCTCGATTCAATCTTATTGACTCTATTATCCCCCTAAACTCTCCACCTTGACCCCCTATAAACAAGTCAGAAGATTTCTCAGCTACTAACGGTTTTTCACCTGCGAGATTTTGTTCAGCAACAAGATCGCCATTGATATAACAGCGAATGAACTGCCTTGTGAATTGAGCTGTGAGCATTACCAATGGTTGTTCTCCAAGAGTAAGGTCGTGTGGCTTATGCTCACTACCACTATATGTTCCTGAGTTGCTTTGAGTAGCTACAGGTGCATTGTATGTGGTTTCTAAGCGATATGTGCGTTCATCAGTAATAACATCAAAAACCATCGGCCCAGAAGAAAAAGGATTCCCATAGGTTAGCTTGAATTGTCCGGGTTTTTCAAGAACAACACCACCATAATCTGGGATAATACACGCATCAATAGTAAATGAACCTCTAATCGTATTCAACGGATTAGAAATCGAAGGCTCATGCAACCTACCTATTCTTGGTGCATCGCTCTTAGGTGATTTTGCTGTTGCGGCAAATGCAGGGTGTCTTAGATCTATGCCCGATTCACGGAACTTGCCTGTCGGCACGACTAATCCATCAGTTAGGCCATTTAGCCTAACGGCTTTACCATGATAACGAATCAACCCCATCTCAAATACCGACCAATTGCTCAACAACAGCCAAGCTCAATTCATAACTCCAAAATCCATCGCCAGCTTCGTATGAAGGATTCCAAGTCAGAAGAGTACAAGGTAATGCAACACCCTGTTCCAAATATGGGTTGGGTCGCACTTTTTCGTTATTTACAATTGACACAGGGTCAAACTCTCTTGTGTTTTGTGAGGCAGAATAGTTTGTTCCCGGCCCTGCGGGTATTATGAATTGCCTCAATACTTCTTGGCCTGTGCTTGAACTTGCTATTGACTCATAAGGAACTCGAACACCTACGATATACTTCTTCACCACTTCGGCATCTTCAATTTGTAAGAACCTTGATGCGTCAAAAGATGCAACGCTATCGGGCAAATCAATTACATCGCCCGTTAGTGTATTTGGGGAGAGTAAAGCACCACCCGCAGACATATTAGCAAGATTCAGTAATTCTTGCACCTTATCTCCCATTGTCATTTTATTGGAATTAACGCCACCAGTCATATTGCTAACATAGAACGACTTATCCCATTTAGCTCTTGAACCATCAACCAAAGCGTATGTATTACTACCTGCATTCACGCCTTTTTGAATTGAAACCGCAACATCTCCGCCCGATCCTATTGATTTATTCTTGATTAAGATCTGCTCGCCATTATAGACGGTGCTTATATCGCCTGTTTGGTGAAAATATGAATTATTCATCTGTTGGCCTTTGGCTTGAGATATGGAAAAGGCCGTTGTGAAGGCGGTTGTTGCACCATCAATGGTTATACTTGCAGAATTGAGTGCATTTACAATAGTAGTAGCAAGAGAGTCTGATGTAGTCGTTGAGCTGATATTTACACCGATTATACTATCTCCTACACTTGATGTTGTAGTGCCGTTGGCGAGCCTTATGGCAGTAGTTTCTCCTAGCCCTGCATCAAGTTGCCCTTTTGATTTGAATGAAATCTCAACACCGTCTAAATCTGCTTTTACTGTGTTCCATGCACCTGATGATGTTGAATACTGCCCATACCATGTTGAGCTAGGGATTGTTCCTGAAGCTTGAGATAGATCTATGGTAAAAGCTGACCCTGTACCCAATACTTCGCTATCGTCATCTGTAACTATTCCACCTATGCTGATTCCTACATCGGTTAGGTTGGTATCAATACCAAAACGCTGACCTAAGAATGGTATCGGTGCAACCGTAGTGTTTCTTTTCAAATCAAAGGTGATGGTATTCGCATCTAACTCGATAATTGAGCTATCCCTTCTAATGAGCTGTATCTTCGGCATTATCAGACACCCCTTGTGAAGCCCATTCCTCTTGACCTATTTCTGAATGTGCGTTGAACCTCTTGACTGACGGCTCTAGCTATATCCTTAGCATTACCGCCACCCTTCACAGCGATATTAACCGTGATGTTATCTCCACTACCGCCACCCATTCCTTTGACGGTTACAGGGATAGTCCTACCGTCTGGAAGAGGAACTACCGCTTCCGTTCCGTGTAATGCGACAGGGTATCCGCTTGTTGGCCCTCTTGATATACCCCCAGAAGCAAACGGATTCAGACTATCTAACAAACCACCACCCGCATCCATAAGGCCACCTAATGATATTGAGTCAATTGCATCAATTAACTCATTGATTGGGGACATAACATAATCAATAGCTTCTGTTATTGGATCCTTTATTGCATCATACATTGATTCGAATATGCCCGCTACTTCTTCAAATACATACACAAATGGTGCGATAATCGCTTCCCCAATGTTGATGAATATCGCTACCAAAGAGTCAAACAAATCTCCGGCTATATCCAAAACCTTGCTAAACAAGCCACCGATGATTCCCGGTATGTCACGCCAATTCCCTGTGAATATAGCCATCCATACATCTGCAATTGTTTTCATCACGGCAAAAGCGATTCTAAATGCAGCTACTACTATTGCTATTGCCCCCGCAATTACATTTATGATGATTTTAACTACACTAACAATTCCAACAGCAATTGGCCCTAAGAAGAATGCGAGAACTTTTGCGGTTAGAACCAATATCTCCCCTACTACGATTACAAAGGGTGGTAAAACCGCACCTATCCAACCAATCAAATCCGCAAAGAATAGCAATAACCCGCTATTTATCATGAAATCAACAAAACCGCCAAAGATTGCTGATACTGCCGCAAACACCGAATCAAAGTTTATACCGAAGGCATTCAATATCTCTCCAATGTAACCAAAGACCAATAATACTGCGGTCAAAATGCCTGAATAGCCATCAATAATAGCTTGGAATGCACCTGTTTCGGCCATATATGTGAATAATCTAGCGAACTCTCCAATTACCATAGCAATTACATTGAATGCAAACACATAGAATTGCATTATTAGTGATATAAGACCCATGATTGCTACTGTTGCTACATTCAGTAAAGGCGACCAGTCTAATGCAAGAATTGTAGCTCCGATAGTCTGAAGATGACCAATGACTTCCATTATAGAGTCCTTAATATTTTCAAATGCGGCAAAGAACTCAGGGAACGCTGCCGTAGCCCCTCCTATTGATCCTGTAAATATCACAAGAGCTGTTGATACCAAAGCAAATATTCCAACAAGGAATAAAATCGTCATTTTCATGGCTTGAAGCGTCTTTGTTAGTGGGCTTAATGCGTCACTCAACGCTTCAACGGATTCTGTTGTTTCATCAACGGTCTTATCCGTGTCTGTAAATGCCTCAGCTAACAGAATAAGATACTGTTTTGCCTTCATGAATATATCAGTTAGTGGCCCTAATGTCGTATTCAGAACTTTGTACTTCAATGCGGCTACTTGTGCTTCTTTGCTAGATTTTTTCATCCCAACCATAGCGTTGGCTAATCCACTTAACCCGGCTGTAAAATCACCTGCCGCCATCTCCCTCTCCCCTCATGTCAGCATTGACACGATCAAAGAAATCTTCCAGCTCCCCCGCATCACTGGTAGTCCGTATAACACGCCCGCCTTTATTGTTGCCTTTGTTATACTGCCTTTGTTGCTCTTTACGCTGTTTATCCAAAGCTTCTGCCTGTTTTTCTTGCGACACCTGCACGAACATATAATCGAGCATAACACGATCATATGGTTGGTCATCCCATGAATGAGGTGGGCAATTAAAATGCGTTCCAAGAACAAATCTAATCGTTTGAAAGGTCAAGGCGTTTGTTTGTTCCTTGCTGAAAGGATTGACCTTCCCTTCACTATCAATATACTTCTTCAAGTTGGGGAAGGTTATCCCAAAGGGGATGTTTCGCCACCTATGTTCTCCATCAATTGAGTAAGGCTAGGCAATACTGCCTGTAGCTTTGAGCCGACTTCAGGCTTTAGCTTATTCAGATCCGACTTTTTGATTTGAGGCTCGGTTTTCACTACACACTTGTTTAGAACATATTTCCAATAACCGCCAAAATCCAATTGGGGGCTAATATCATCTCCCTCCATATTGAACTCAACGAACTTAGTAAGAGCTTCTTGTTGCTCAATCCAAGATAATGGTTTAATCCAAACCTCAAGGTTGCCCTCTTTGGTTTCTATTGTATGATGATCTGGATCACTACTAATTATGAAACGACTACTCAATCGTATCACCTTCTGACTCGCCATCAACCGCTATTTCATCAGACTCCCCCGAATCCTCCACAGCTTCTTCCACTACAACCCCAACACCATCGGGGTTGGATGCTTCCCAAGCCCTAAGTCGAGTAATTAAATCGCTCTTGTTACCATAAATTGGCTCTCCCCTTTCTGTTAAGAGAACTCTCAAATCTACTACCGTCAAACTTTCGTAATTATCAGTCACAACCGCTTCCGCTTCAACCTCAACAGGGATAAACAAAGAACCAGTCCAAGATAGCCCTGCTGAGCTTAAACCACCCGCAGATGTTATTGTTCCCGTTTCATCAATAGTCCAATCAACAAGGTGGCTTGAACCACCGACAATTACTGTTCCATGTATCCTCATTGTATCATCTCATCTTTCTCTCTTTCATAACAGTTTTCATCATAGTATGAAGTATGGCGAGTTTTCAGACACCTTCATGTGCCTTACGACTATCTCCACATCAGCCATGACGGGAGATTTATCAGACGGAACTTGGTGTTCCGATTTAGTAATCGTATAGTCCTCTAAAGTAATGGTCGCAGTTTCTCTTGTTGCATTACTTCCAACCTTAGTCATAGTGATTGTAATGTCATTGGTGTTTTTGTGATGTTTTCTGGTTCTCAATTCATCCCAAAGCCTCTCATCCTCAACCATTACCTGCATAGAGAAGCTGTATTCTCTCTTGCCCTCAGTAATCTCAAGTGGAAGTTGTGTTGCACCGTGTTGAATCTGATCGTTATCAACGGTAGTGCCTTCATATCCTCGAATAAACCATCGTGATTCCAAATTATTAGTTACAGATAGGCTGAACTGTGTTCCTCTAAGGACTGGTCTGCCGAACACTTCAACATTCACATCTTGGAACAGATATGGTTTCTCACCATCTACTGCAATACCAGATATTTTTCTATTTACCGCAGATTCAGCAGTATTGTCAAACATCCTGTGAGGCTTCATCGTGTTTGTTGTAGCGGTGTAGTGCCTTGCAGCTTCATAACTTAGGTTTAGTTTGACTTCGCCCTCAGAATCAGCATCAATGGTAGCTTCAGTAGCCTTGCACCCGCTATACAGACGAAGCAATTGCTTTGAATCCACATCTGCGTCTTTCTGCCTAAAGGATTGCTCAACCGTGAATGAAGGCAATACATTGTGTCCGAACAAAGTATGAGTCACACCGAATTGTAGCTCTTTTGATGTTGCATCTATGTGTGGGCTTCCTCTTTGATTGCTCGTTCCGGTGTATTGTAGCCTCTCAACGCCACATGATGTAGATGTGTGGTCAAATGTTAGTGGTTCTTCCACATAAATATAATCGGCATCATTACCGTTAGATGTGCCTATTGCTATAACTCTTCTAAGCTCATTCTTGAATATCTGACGATCTGTTTCAGCTGCATCTTGCCCCGGTATGGTGTGCTTGTCTTTGTCTATGATTTGCACATAACTTGTTCCAGCTGTGAACTTAGCAGCATTAGCCGAACCGACTTTGATTCTAATATCGCCCGCAGATATGTTAGCAGTAACACTACCTAACAGATAAACCGCTTTATCTTCAGTCTGCGCCCTCGCTAAAGCTCCAGAATCTATATCTGCACAGCTACTCAAAACCGCCCCAGAAGCTGAACCGTAGGATCCATAGAGGACAGCACCCGTAGCTGAGAGAACCTTGAAGATTCCACCCGTTGTAAGGGCGTTTTCGAATGTGGTTGCGATTGCAGTATCAAATGTAATGTCCGTGCCTGTGTCTGCCGTAACCATTCCACCCAATAGGAAATTACCCGTTAGGCTATTTCCTGTCATAGTAAGAGCCGAGCTATTTGTTGCGGTGATTGAAGTGTCTGTGTCGTCTGAAACGCCATATCCTTGAGCTGCAAAAGTAGCGGAAACTGAACCCGTTTTGATATTTAGAGGGAAGCCACCTATCGCTGTCCCTGCTGCCGAGCTGTATGCGAACTCACCTTGACTCTTGGCCGAATGACCGCCCAATGCGTATTTCATCCACCTTAGAGTATGTGCATTTAGTTGCATAGAACCGCCCGATAGGGTTTCTCTCCCGCTTGTTAGGATATTTACATCTCTTCCAAGACCTACAATGTGCTGTTGTCTAACATCAATTTCTGGTTCGGGTATTGCGAACTCATTCAACAAGCCAATGAACTGATCCGTCTTTACCTGCTGATTAGTTGTAGTCATAGTTGATTCAAAGGTAGGACACCGATAGAAATCAATTACCAAGTTATCGTCATCTGTAGTCGCTGTTGCGGCAGTAGTCAATAAAGCAGGTTGAACGGTAATCGTACCTGCTCCAGTATCATTTGCAGTAATGTAATATGTTCTCTTAGTGGTAGCAAAGTCATCTGCGGAATAAGCACCCCCGCCTTCAATCCTCATTGTGCAACCAACAAGTATGTTATCGGGCAGTTTCAAATCAGGGCCTGTTGCTGTCCAGTATTCGTCAGCACCCAATGTCAAAAGACTGGTATTTCCAGATACCGAAGTATGAACCCAATTGGCTTGAGATGTTTTTCCATCAATTCTAAGTCCGGTTTCCTTGCCGAATGATACTTCCGCTAAGTCACCTTTGTAAAGCGTGTTCGCCATGGCTATCAAATAGACTACGAAGGACAATCGTTCTTAAGCAGTTGCTAAAAATCATTCTTCTTCAGCGTCTGGTTCTTGATTTTCCGGTATAACGCCCTCATCTCTAATGCGGATTGCATTCTGAATCTCGCTAATATCGTTCAATAATTGCGTTCTTGCACCATCAACGGCTGCATAGAATCTCTCTAAAGCTCTAACGAAAACTAATCTATCGGCAGAAATAACTTCAGATCGCTTGAGCATATTCAAAAGCTCTTCTCCTGATATAACACGCTCTTGCGGTTCTACTGTTTCTTCGACCTTTTCAGACTTGCCTTTCTTCGCCATTAGTGCAGGGGGATGGCTTATGGTTCTTGAATGCTATCATCCTTGACAGGAATGTAAGGCCAATTCCAACCGTTTATGTCGCCTACGAAATCTCCATACTTCTCAAACATTCTTTGGATGTATTCTTCTATCGGTTCTTCGTGAGTAAGCCAAGTATCAAACCAAGCGAAATCCCAATAGCTTCCTTCTGGGGCTTCCCATGTGTCTATATCGGCATGAATCAATGTAAATCGGTCATCTTTCGAACAATGTTCCCAAACCAAATCAATCACATCTTGCTCTTTTTCAACAATAGTAACGCTTGTAATATCGTCTGAAGCTAATAGGGGGATGTTAATCATCCCTATCCCTAAACCGCCAATAAGAACAGAACCACTTCTCTCAGTAACCCATTTATGTTCTTTGTATTCTCTCGGTGAGTCTTGCATTATATTGAGCTTAGCGTTTTGAGGGCCATAAGCCTCAAACAAAACAGTATATGTTCCATCGGGCAAATCTGCATATTTACAATAAGTCTGCCAAGATAAAGGGCCTTTTGGCTCGGTATCAACCCTTTGATAATCTAATATCTGTATAGAAAATCGCCCTGATTCTCCTTCAGGTATTCCTGTTACCTCCCAACGACTCATATTATCACGGAATCTCTATATTCACTTTAAGTTGCGTGGCTGTGGTACTGCCTGAGCTATTAGTAGCAGTAGCATCAACATCAAAATGAAACCCATCGCCCGATTGACTCAACAACAAATATCCTCTTCCTCCTGAATTGTGTTCCGCAACAGCCGTTTCGCCTATTCCGCCCGTACCCGTGCAATCTTGAGCTGTTGATGGCGTACCAGATGTGCTGACACTCGCAAGTGCGCTAAAGGTGTCTTGATTTACAGTAGCACCGCTTAAATCCCATGCGTAGCTAGTAGCCCCTGATGCACGAATATAAGCTCTCACAGCCCATCTTAGAATACCGCTATTATTCAATAGAGCCTGATTGTAATCTTGACCAAAAACCAGATCTAATGTCACTTGATTACTTGAAAAACCACTACCATCAGATGCGGGTGCTGATGTCATAGGATTTTGACCGGAAGCCCCAAGTGTAGTCAATTCAATACTGACCGCATTATTGTAATTTCCACTTGAGCTGGTTGCTATGCTTACCCCTGATGGTGCGCTTGCATTATTCTGAGTAGTTGCGTTAGCTACAGAAGAATAAGCTCCATCCCCTCCGGGGTCGGTATATGCTCGAACTCTAAAGTAATAAGTGGTATTCAATGTCAATCCCGTTGCATTATAAGATGTGGATGCTGTAGTCCCAATCTGAGAATATCCCGAACCGGATGATGTGGATCGTTCAATTTTGTATCCGGCTTCCGTGCCTGTGGGGTTATTCCATGACAAATTGATTTGAGTATTTGATACCGCACTTGCAGACAGTCCAGAAACTTGATTAGGTAATGTAAAACGGTTCTCTATACTTGAATATGCACTGGTGCCTTCAGTATTTACAGCTTTGATTCTGTAATAGTACCGTGTCCCTGCACTTAATCCAGTATCGTTATATGATGTTGCCGTAACACCTGACGCAATTTGCGAATATCCCGAACCGGATGAAAGAGAGCGATCAATTGTGTATGAATCCGTGCTTCCACTACCCGAACCATCTGACCAAGATAGGTTTAGCTGTGAAGTTGAAGCTGTGGTTATTGCTAAACTTGTAGGCACTCCGGGTATTTGAGCTAACACGACTCTATTAACTTCATCATCCGTTTCTTCTATGATATACAGATAACTCCAATCGTCATCAAACCAAATACCGCCACCCGTGCTTAATCCAAAACCCCCCGATGACGAATGAAATGCTGCTGTTGATATATCCCATGCAGTTGTAAGATTGTATTTGTGACAATCGCCACCACTATTATCATACACTACAAAGGCATATCCATCACTTGAAAAATGGAGTCCAGATGTAACTACTGATTTTGCCGATATGTCAAATGATTGATTATGACTCGCTGTGCCTAAATCATAAGCCGTTGATAAGTCATATTCATCTACATTGTCTGGTTGATAGCCAACAACATATAGCTTTAGGCCATCATTTCTCACATAGCCATCATACATAGTAGTGGTTTGACTTGAAACTGATAATGTGTTCGTTACATGAGATCCTGTTGAGAGGTCATAAGCGGTGGATAAATCCCACCTATCAACAACAGTCCTTCCAAATGTGAAGAGCTTACTACCATCATCTGCAAAATCAAAACCACCGAGTAGGTGTTCGTAAGTGCCGATAGATAAGTGGTCTGAAGCTGTGCTTGATACGGATGCCGTTGAAAGGTCAAAGTTGGTACTTAGGGGGTATTCAATCACATAATCATTGAATGTTCCCGCCATTGAACCCGCAAACAAAATAGAACCGTCTGGTTTTAGCCCAACGCCATGAGCGTATGTTGTTTTGCCGTCTAAATCGTAAGTCTGATCAATATTGCCACTATTGAAGCCGGATAATGTCTTAGCCCAAATATCGGGGTCTGCTTCGTTAGCAGATTCAAATTGTTGAATACAGCCAATCAGACCTTTCATGTATGCCATTGAATCACCCGATGTATATCCACTTATCAGCTACAGGGCTAATGTAGGTTCTTGCGGTTTCATCGGCCATAGCAGCGTGAGCTGTCCAGTTTGTTGCGATTGCGTTGCCTGAACCTAAGCTTGGTGTTGCTGCACCATTTGTATTGTTGATGATAACGAACTGCTGACCTGCTTCGGCATTAGCGGGTAATGTAAGTGTCCCACCAGTCCAATAAATGGTCTTGCCCGAATCAGCATCTACTAATGATGTGTTAGAGCTAACTGCCTTGATAACGGTCTTGTAGCCTTGAATTGTTCCGGCAACAGTCAAAGCTGAACCATCAAAGGTCATATTTGCTTCTGCGTTCATAGCGTCTGCGCCTGTTGCCGTTAGGACTCTATTGTTAGAGCCGTTAGACATGAAGTCAGATACATCTACGCTGAAGGTAGTACTGCTCAAATCTAAACCTGTTCCAGCTGAGTAGGTAGTGTTAGTATCTGTAACAGTAGATGTAATAGTAACTGTTCCATCAGCAGTTGTTTCAGTTTCTATTCCTGTTCCACCTGTAAATGTCAATGTTTCTCCATGAGCAATTGTTGTAGAATTACTATTTGTATCTACACCAATATTGAATGTAGTTAATTGGTTAGTGTTAGTATTAGTATCGGTAGGCGTTGCCCATGTTCCATCCTTCCTCAAGAATGTATCATTGTGAGTAGAGCTACCTGCAATAACAAGCCCTGCTGCGTATGAGTTACCGCTACCCATCGCACTATATGTCGTGTTAGTGTCGGTATCGGGCGGAACTACCCATGTTCCATCTCTTCGAAGGAAATACCCACCATGAGTAGCATTACCCGCAGGTGTTAGACCCGCAGCGTATGAGTTACCGCTACCCATTGTAGAATATGTCGTATTAGTATCAATTGCATCTTGTAAATTATCAAGTGTCATATACTTCCAAGCATCAGCCGATTCATCCCATAACAGGATTTTATCATCGGTAGCATCAGTTGATTCATTTAATTCCGATAGGTTTGCAGGATCATCTAACCCTAATGTAGCTGAATAACTACCCGAACCAGTATTTGTTTCACTTGATATTGTAATAGGAGAAGTTACTGTTAAATCAACACCAGTTATATCGCCCGTATTTGTTGTATATCCGTATGCTAAAATCTTATCTTCAATAGCGGCAGAAGTCATTATTGATGTATCATTGTTAGAAAAGGACTCGCTACTGAGCTGTATGCTATTAGCGGCAAACTCAGATACAGTCAAACCGCTTACATTGAGAGTTACGCCACCGCTTGACCCTCCACCCGATAACCCCGTTCCGGCAGTTACGCCTGTAATGTCACCTGTATTGGTAGTGTAGCTGTATGATAGAATCTTATCTTCAATAGCAGCTGAGGTCATTATTGATGTATCGTTATTGGCGAAGGATTCTGATGATAATTGAATTGAGTTGGCTGCAAACTCAGATACAGTCAATCCACTCACATTAAGCGTAGCAGATCCACTGGTAGCTCCGCCACTCAATCCCGTTCCAGCTACTACTGCTGTAATGTCGCCTGTATTGGTCGTATAGCCAAAGTCCGTGACGAAAGTATGTATCTGATCGGCGGTGGCTAAACCACTTCCACCATCAGCAATTGTAGCGGTATCTAAGACCGCACCCGTTCCTAACCCTAAGTTGGTTCTTGCTGTTCCGGCATTAGCTAAGTCAGATAAGTTGCTCGATTTAGCGAGCTTAGTGCCGATGCTTGTAGTAATAGTGGATGAGAAGGAAGCATCATCGTTAATCGCTGCCGCCAATTCGTTTAGCGTGTCTAACGCAGCAGGGGCAGAAGCGACCAAGTTAGATACAGAAGTATCAACATAGGTCTTGATTGACTGTTGGGATGCAGCGTGAGTCGCTGAGTTTGAAGTCATATCATCTTCATCTTTCAAATCAATATTGAGCGTGACACCGCCACTTGAACCGCCACCAGATAGACCTGTACCCGCAGTAACCCCAGTTATGTCGCCTGTGTTGGTAGTATATCCATAAGCCTCAATCTTATCGGCAATAGCAGCAGAAGTCATCAAAGAAGTGTCGTCATCAGAAAATGACTCGGAACTTAACTGAATACTACCTGCTGCTAATTCTGAAACAGTAAGACCACTTACATTGAGAGTTGCAGAACCACTTGTTGCACCGCCACTCAGACCTGTTCCAGCTACTACTGCTGTAATGTCGCCCCCGCCTGTTCCATATCCGTATGATTCTATTTTATCTGCAATAGCGGCAGAAGTCATCAAAGATGTGTCGTTATCTGTAAAACTGGTGGCGATTGTAGTAACAGTAGCACCGCTTCCTATCTTAATACCCGAATTGTTTGCTGTGAGTTTGGTTGAGCCACCTGTACCAAGTGTTATCACATCAGGAGTAAATCCAATTTTTGTATTTGTATCCCCATCGTGAATAATTTCTGTTTCTACTGTAACGGTGCTGAATGACGGATCTGCACTTACATTGAGAGTAGCTGCACCACTTGTAGCTCCACCCGAAAGATTTGTTCCGGCTACTACTGATGTAATATCTCCTGTGTTAGTCGTATATCCATAGCTCTCAATTTTCTCCTTAATTGCACCAGATGACATAATATGGTCATCAGTATCAACAAACTCAGAACCAATATCAATATCATCAAACGCATGACCGCCTATTGTTACCGAACCTGCGGTAGTAAATCCGCCCGCAGTAATTACACCTGATGTTGTATCGTTAGCGTTATTGACTAAGAAAGCATCATCCACATTGAAAGTAGTACCACTCAATGAGATGTTAGTACCTGCTGAGTAAGTCGTTCCCGAATCTCCCCATTCTAAGATAGTACCGCTTGATGGAACTTTCAATATCTGACCAGAAGAACCTATTGTGTTAGGTAGTTTGAAAACAACCGCACCCTCCTTATGTATCTCAACATTCCCCGTACCATCAGTTTCTAATTCAATATGAGAATTAGCTGCTGCGACACTATCATACGCAATTGTGATTTTCGAGTGTCCTGTTGCCGCACTATTCCTCAATATCAAGTTATGAGAACCCGATGTGAGCGTTCCCGCTGCCGCACCATTGGCTATATTGAGCGTGTTAGTCGCATCAGTATAGAAGAAAGTGGATGACCCTGTAATGTTCGTTCCGCTTCCAAACGCTACCTGAGTATTAGCGATGCTACCCCCAATCCCTCCCGATGCAGTAGTGTCAATGGAATCTTGTAGGTTATCAAGCGTCATGTATTTCCAAGATCCGGCAGACTCATCCCAAAGCAGAATCTTATCGTCAGTAGCATCCGTGCTTTCATTAAGCTCAGATAGATTAGCAGGGTCATCTAAACCAAGTGTTGCCGAGTATGAACCAGATGTTGTGTTTGTTTCACTTGAAATTGTAATCGGAGATGTGACGGTTAAATCAACACCCGTAATATCTCCTGTATTCGTAGTATAACCGTATGCTTCTATCTTATCTTGAATTGCAGCTGAGGTCATCAAGCTCGTATCGTCATCTGAGAAAGACTCAGAACTGAGTTGTAAGCTATTTGCAGCCAATTCAGACACAGTAAGGCCACTAACATTGAGAGTCGCAGACCCACTCGTAGCCCCGCCCGATAAGCCCGTTCCCGCTACAACAGCAGTTATGTCGCCTGTGTTGGTTGTGTATCCGTATGCCTCTATCTTATCTTGAATTGCGGCACTTGTCATTACAGAAGTATCATTATCAGCAAAGGACTCAGAACTGAGTTGAATACTGTTAGCAGCGAACTCAGATACTGTTAGCCCACTAACATTGAGGGTTGCAGACCCACTCGTAGCTCCACCAGAAAGTCCTGTCCCTGCTACTACCGCAGTAATATCTCCTGTATTCGTAGTGTAACCGAAATCAGTAACAAATGTATGTATCTGATCTGCTGTAGCTAACCCCGAACCCCCATCGGCTATCGCAGCAGTATCTAAAACCGCACCTGTGCCTAATCCTAAGTTTGTTCGAGCCGTACCTGCATTGGCTAGATCCGATAGATTACTTGATTTTGCGAGTTTAGTACCAATACTGGTAGTAATAGTGGATGAGAAGCTTGCATCGTCATTGATAGCGGCAGCTAATTCATTCAAGGTATCTAATGCACCGGGGGCTGAAGCGACTAATCCAGATACTTCTGCATCCACATACGCTTTGATTGATTGCTGAGAAGCTGCGTGTGTTGCGGAGTCTGAAGCCATGTCATCTTCATCTTTCAAATCAACATTAAGCGTAACACTACCACTTGACCCTCCACCCGATAATCCTGTTCCAGCGGTCACACCAGTAATATCACCCGCATTTGTAGTATAACCAAATGATTCTATTCTATCGTTAATTGCGGCAGAAGTCATTAGAGTTGTATCATTGTCTGCAAACGATTCTGACGATGTAGTTAGAGATGCACCTGCTAATTCAGATACTGTTATCCCACTTACATTCAATGTTACAGAACCACTACTGCCTCCACCGGATAATCCTGTCCCGGCTGTAACTCCTGTAATATCTCCCGTAGTAGTAGAATATCCGTATGATTCAATCTTATCTGCAATTGCAGCGGAAGTCATTACAGAAGTGTCATTGTCTGCAAAAGATTCTGAGCTGAGCTGGATGCTATTAGCAGCAAACTCGGACACGGTTAATCCACTTACATTAAGCGTAGCCGATCCAGATGTTGCCCCGCCCGATAGCCCTGTTCCAGCTACGACAGCAGTAATATCTCCCGCACCCGAACCAAAACCTTGAGCATCTATGTAATCATATACTGCATTACCTGTAACTAAACCTGCTTCTCCGTCTGCAACGCCCGATGAACCATCTGTAGCTACTGCCTTTACCGCAGCCGTGCCTAATCCCAAATTAGTCCGTGCCGTTCCAGCATTGACCAAATCAGAAAGGTTGCTTGATTTAGCAAGCTTAGTACCTATACTGGTTGTAACTGTTGTTGAGAATGACGCATCATCATTCAAAGCGGCTGCAAGCTCGTTTAGAGTATCTAATGCGTCTGGTGCAGAATCAACAATACTTGCCGTCTTATTGTCTATGTATGTCTTGATAGACTGTTGAGATGCTACTTTTGTAGCACTATTGCTCGCCATGTCATCTTCATCTAACAAATCGGATGAGATAGCGTAGTTATTCGCACTTGTAGCTATACCGTCTAACTTAGTCTTGAGAGTATTAGTGAAGTTATTCTGCGTTAATCCCCCGTCACCAACGCTATATGTGGTGTTAGTATCTGTTGATGCGATTGTTACTGCACCTGCACTTTCAGTTATTGTTACATTAGAACCCGCAGTAAAGGCAAGGGTTTCTGATGCCCCAAGAGTATTGCCCCCCGCAGTTACTGTTCTGACTGTGTTTGTATCTATCTTGTCTTGAAGGTCATCTATTCTAATGTAATTCCAATCACCTTCGCTGTTATCCCAAATGTAAATCTGATCTGCATCATCAACAATTGTAGTGCTTCCCGCACCATCATCCGTCAATTGAGATACGGAAGCAGGGTCATTGAGAGAAAATACAGTACCATTCAACAAAAGCCCCGTTCCGGCAGTATAAGTAGTGTTTGTATTAGTGGTAAATGTTAGATTGTTCTGCATATAGGTCTGCAATACAGATGTATCCATTTTTTTAAGAACACCTGCATCGCTAATCACAAACTCATCGGTGCTTGCTAATCCGCTTGTAATTGCAGCTTGACCTGTTATATCCCCTACAACAAAGTTAGATGAGCCTGATGTAGCGAAGTTTTGAGCTGCGATATAATCAAACACAGCATTACCCGTAACCAAATCACCCTCACCATCGGCAACACCGCCCGAACCATCAGTAGCAACGCCCTTTACCGCAGCAGCCCCCAATCCTAAGTTTGTTCGAGCTGTTCCCGCATTAGCTAAGTCCGAAAGATTGCTTGACTTTGCTAATTTAGTACCGATGCTAGTGGTAATTGTTGTTGAGAAAGAAGCATCGTCATTCAATGCGGCTGCTAACTCATTTAATGTGTTCAATGCGGCAGGTGCAGTATCTACAATTCCAGATACCTGTGAATCAACATAAGCCTTGATTGATTGCTGACTTGCGGCAGCAGTAGCACTATTTGATGAAAAATCATCTTCATCATGTAGTGTTAATTGTGTATTCGTATCTGTTGATGCAATAGTTACTGCACCGCTACTTTCACTAATCGTTATGTTAGATCCTGCCGTAAAAGCCAATGTTTCAGAAGAACCTAATGTATTTCCACCTGCCGTAATGGGTCTGAATGTATTAGTATCGCTAACAGAATTAGTAATTGTTACTGCACCACCGCTTTCAGCGATAGTAATCCCCGTTCCGGCAGTAAAGGCCAATGTTTCTGATGCCCCTAATGTGTTGCCACCTGCGGTGACTGTCCTAAATGAGTTAGAATCGGTGCTATATCCATAAGACAATATCTTGTCTTGTATAGCGGCAGAAGTCATTAAGCTCGTATCATTATCAGCAAAAGATTCTGAGCTAAGTTGAATACTGTTGGCGGCCAATTCCGATACCGTCAATCCACTAACATTGAGAGTCACCGTGCCTGATGTTCCACCACCCGTCAAACCAGTCCCTGCAACAACGCCTTCAATATCAGCTGCATTGGTGGCTATTGTGATTGTATCTCCGCTTGGGGTTATGGTGATGTTAGTACCTGCTTCAAGCGTAATATCGTCATTACCCGTTCCACTACCCCCTGCTGTAAGGCGGATAATTGCATCATCACCAGAATCAACGGCACTAATTGAGTAAGTAGTATCTGTATCTGTTACGGATTCAGTAGCTGAAGCTATGCCTGTTACATGGCCGTCTGAATCAAGAGTAATGTCTTGAATGTAAGTCCTACCACTATTATCTACTGAGCTGGCTGCACTAATGTTGGGATGAGCTGAAGCTATGGTTATCTGATCGGGTGTTGTTGAAGTATCGGGCGTTATAGTGATGTTAGAACCCGCAACCAATTTCACCGATACCGTTCCAGAACCACTACCACCTGCTATCAAATCAATCAAAGCATCACTTGAGCTATCAGATGCAGCGAGCGTGTAAGTCGTATCTGTATTAGCTGACGATGTATCTATTGAGTCTTGTAGATTATCAAGAGTCATGTATTTCCAAGCAGAAGCGGATTCATCCCAAAGCAATATCTTATCATCGGTAGCATCTGAAGCTTCATCAAGTTGAGATAATGTTACCGGATCTGCAAGTCCAACCGTATCGCCCGTCAAAGTGATTGGGGATGAAACAGCAAGATTCGTATCATCACTAACATCAATCTGACCTAATGTGATTGCTTGGCTGCTTATTGATAGATAGTCATGACTAGATGTTATGAGAGTCACATTAGTTGAGTTATCAGTACCTGCTGCATCAACACCTAAGTTAGTCCGAGCTGTTCCCGCATTAGTAAGGTCAGAAAGATTACTTGATTTTGCTAACTTAGTCCCAACAAGATTGGTAATTGTAGTATGAAATGATGAGTCGTCATTGATTGCAGCGGCCAATTCATTTAGTGTATCTAACGCACCCGGAGCAGATGCAACCAAATCTGTAACTTTTGTATCAACATACGCCTTTATTGATTGTTGAGATGAAGCATGGGTAGCTGAGTCAGACGACATATCATCTTCGTCTTTCAAATCAAGATTGAGAGTAACTGAACCCGATGAGCCACCACCTGATAGGCCAGTCCCTGCGGTCACACCTGTAATATCGCCTACTTGTGTAGTGTAGCCATAGCTCAGAATCTTATCTTGTATGGCGGCAGAAGTCATCAATGAAGTATCATTGTCTGCAAACGACTCAGAACTAATCTGAAGGCTATTTGCTGCTATCTCAGATACTGTAATTCCACTTACATTCAAGGTAACTGCACCGCTTGAGCCACCACCCGTCAAACCTGTTCCGGCTGTGACGGAAGTAATATCGCCTAACTCTTGAGTAGTCCAAACTCCATCAATAGCTACAACAGCGTGATTGTTTGTAGGTGTAAGATTAGCAAACTCGGTCAGTTGAGGATCATAACTTTGCCATACATCTGCACCAACAATGTCATTCGTTGAAGGATTGATGAATGATACATCACTACCAGCTGATAGGCTAAAGGTGACTACCTCAAATTGCATTGTGTATCTAAACAGCTTCTTTGCCCTGTCCGATAAGTCGGTTCGAGTCTTGAAGATAACACGATCAATGTTTTTGTTATCTCCCTTCCTAAACCCATGAAGTATTCTTCTAACCTCATTTCTTATTTCAGACAAACGCTTTCTGCTCTTGACTGTTCTAATGTCTATTGTGAGGTTGATATGCTCATTGACGAAATCATACAAAAGCTCTGGTTGTGATTCATTGTGAGCTGTTTCAAAGATTCTGATTACATCTTTATCTTGTAGCCTTACTCTCTTACCATCGCCCTTGTCTATGTTAGCAATATCTTGTATAGATGGCTTAGGTGCTTTAGACCAATTAGCGTCAAGAATATTGACGAGAATTGCGATTGCGTCAGTCACCCTGCATCACCCCTTCAAAGGGCTTGATAGCATCTCTTAAGGTGTTAGTGAAAGGATGGTGTTCTATCTGCCTATCTACTATACCTTCTATCTCAACATCGGTGTATTCCAACCCATCTTCAATTGATGATTGCTTCTCGGTTTGTATTAACTTCTCACGAATCATAGGCATCTTCGATACATAATTTTCCATAGCTACTACTAATTCTTCAGTAGCCTTTGCCAATTCATTAAAAAACGCATCCACTCAACCACCCACCCCTGCTACGATAATGGTTTCTTGATAGGGTATTAGCAATCTCTTTGTTTCTTCATCTAACTTTTGGATTTTAGCATCAAGTGAAACATTCTGCGTTCCTTCTGGGAATAGAGATGTGTAATCGTCAGACATTAGAATATCTCTTACTACTAATTTAGTGCAAACATCCTCAATGACCTTATCCAAATACCTCTCGCCATAAATGTATGATACTTTCAAGCTATGATTCTCAAAGAAGGGATATTGATTGTTGAACATGATTGCACCGTTATCCTCAATAGACCACCAATCCTTTTGCCTTTCTTCATCACTAACATCTGTTTTGAATCTGTATTGCTTTATCTTGCCTACAACCGCAGTAGCAGAAGCTCCCGATCCACCACCGCCACTAAAGGTAACTGCTATGTTACTATCTGTTGATAGGTAAGCCGAACCTGCATTTGTGATTGTAATACTGGTTACAGACCCATTAGTGACTGTTGCGGTAGCTGCCGCATTTACTCCACTACCCCCCGAAATAGAGATAGTTGGTGCAGAACTGTATCCACTACCCCCCTTAACTAGGGTAATATTGCTTAATCCCCCCACATTTGAGGCGAAACTTGAGGTTAAATCGGTGGTAATTGTTATACTATCATCATCTCTTGAACACAATGCTACATGATTTGCACCATTTAACCCTTCAATGTAATACAATCCAGAACCTTGAACCATACCGCTTGCATCGGTTGTAGTAAAGGAAGTAGTAGGCGTTCCTGTTTCTGTTAGAAGATCAACAGCGATTTCGTTACCCTTATCGAATGTAAAGCTATTTCTTTGACTAACTGCAATAGTGCTGTTAATACCATCTTCGCCTTCTCTCATACTACTAATGCAAACTACCCCATCACCCTCATCGCTATTTGCTGTAGCTAAGTATTCGTTTGATACATTCAAAGCCGAACCATTTTGAGTAAGACTTCCAATCTGTATTGCAGCTTTACTGGTATCTGAATCTTCATTGATTAACGCACCAATTTCTTCAGCTACTGATTTCTTACCAAAATCTCTAACCCATTTAGTAGTAGTTGTAGCAGATGATTGAGCTGCTTGTAGTGTTCCAACATGAGCTACATTAGGGCATAGGAATATTTTATCGGTATCAGCCATCTTATGCGTCTTATCTACATACAGCTCCATACGACCCGCTGCAAGCTCACGATAGTAATCGCCTTGCCAAACACCCATTTTGAGAATCTGCCTAATGCTTCTATGATTTAGATAGACAGCACCTACATAGTCAGTATAGTATCTCCTTCTATACGGTTTGAAAGTTGTGAAGTTTTTGTATTCATCCACTACAATACGGGGTCGCCAAGCCATTCTTGTAATCGTATCAATGTAATCCTGTCTTTTCTTGATTAGATTCTCAACGCCCGATTTTGTAATGCCTCTCTCATTACTATCAGTCAATATGCTTGCAGGTTGAACATAGGCATTGTTAGCAGTAGTGAATGAGTTATTTTGGGATTCTGGTGCTAACAACCATACCAACCCACTTGAACCAGCTGATTGTGTTCCATTCAAAATGTAATCAATACCTTTAGCATTAACATCATCATAGACCTTTACAGTATCACCAGAAGCAAAACCCCACCTTCTGAAATCCGCACCTGCAATAGGTATTCGAATAGTAGTGCCTGATATTGATGTATCTCCACCAAGAGCTACAGGTTCTGTATCAGGTAGCTGAAGGTACTGAACTACCTTAGCTACTGTTGAATAAACCAATGCGTCTGGAAATAACGGTTGGCTTGGTCTATGGCCGGGATTGAATGTTCTTGGCATCCTTCACCCTCCATCACTCCTTCCATGTACTCGGAACTGATGCGAAGTCACGCCCCGATTCCATAGACCTTCGCCTTGATTTGCATTTGTTAGCGGGCTTTCTTGGATCTTTACCGCAACGCTCGCCTGTTTCAGCACCACATTGAGGACAGGGTGCAGCTTTAGCAACCGCCCATGCCTTTTCAAAAGAGCAATCGCACATTTCATCGTCTGCGAACATCAGCTCGTTATCCCCGCCTCTCTTGGGCATACCGCAATCTTCGCAATTATCTGTTCCACCCATAGCTTGATTTTTCAAATCCCTCAACGGATCAAAATAATTTGGGCCGAAGAACTTCTTTACATCGTCTTTGCTCATGAATACTTCCCCATATTGTAGTCCATCTTACCGCCACACCCTGCACAGGCGGGAGTCCAACAGAAATGTAGTAGTCCACAGTCGGTGCATCTTGTACCTGCACCTATGTTCTGAATATCAAATCTTTCTCGGCCTCTAGTTTGAACCCGGACTGAATGAGAGTTTTTCTCCATATTCTTCTTACTGAAGATGGATTCATCGGAACGAGCTGAACCAGTAGTCAGCTCAGCAAGACGCTTACCACGCCTCTTCTCTATCTCCAATGCTTCTTGGAGATTTATTTCACCTACTTGAAGTCCCATAAGGCAAGCCCCGCTTAGGCTCGCCCACCTGTGACCGAGATATATACGGTGAGTGCTGATAGATCCACTCCATTAGCTACTGCTATCAAAGCTCCATCTGCACCTGCATCGTAGTCTGCATAGTAGGCAAGCAGTTTATTTTCCGATCTGTCATAGGCCCATGCGTATCCACCCAAATCAGATTCAATATGAACCGTATCAATATTAGCCACATAATCTGTGAGAATCAATTCCTCACCTGCGGCAAGCCATGACGAATCAGGTGTTATCTTCAAGGCAACCGACAAGCGATTACCACTTACATTTGTTCTTCCAAGTTGCTCGACAGTTAGTGCCATACAGAACTATTCATGGGACAATCCTATTTAATGGATTTTGAAAAAAACGGCTTATTCGTAAATAATGACCATTCTTATTGTTCCGCCTGTGAATGCACCTGCACTCGTAGCTAAAGTGATTTTCAAAGCCCCGCAGACCAAACCATTCCATGATGCAGCTACACTACCCGGACTGGTAACGGTGAAATGAACACCTGCTGTATCGGTGTTAGCTCCTTCCGCCACTTGAAAGTGCAAAGGTGTATTACTTGCTGTTCTGAAGTCCAAGCTACTTACTGCATTACAGTAAGTGTATTCGGTGCTACCTGAATCCTCAATATCCATTGAAAAAGTCATAGACCCTGATGATGAAGTTACAGAACCATTAGAAGTAGCTCGGCTTGGATCTAAGACGATTCTTCCAATCTTACCATTGAGCTGTATGGTTTCGGATACACTACTACCCGATAAGTCAAAACTCACAACCCTCCGGTTGATTCTTTGTCTTGAAGCGTAGCGACCATCGCCATCATCAATGTCCGTGAAATTATCGGTCACTCAGAAGCCCCCGCTAAATATTGGCGGGCTTTTCCAGTTAGTGATGCTTTCGTGTCGGTATTAACGGTAGCTATTCCTCTTGAGCCACACCAATTCTGCATCTGCGCCCTTGTCATACCTGCCGAGAATCCAGCTCCCATTAGCATCTCATCAGTCACATCGTCAGCAGTTAGAGTAGTTTCTTCACTTACTATTTCTGGAACTTCCGGTACTAAGTCCTCACTTGTTACAGTAGTTGGTTCTTCAACGACTGGCTCAGGTTCGGGTTCGGGTTCTGGTTCGGGTTCGGGTTCGGGTTCAGGTTCAGGAGTTGGCTCAGCTACAGGTTCAGCTTTCTTGGCTGCATCTTGAAGAGCTTTGATCATCTCTTTGCCTTGTGATTTTGGGGTTGCCCCAGATACGACCCACATTGTAGTGCCGTTAGCAATAGCAGGTAGTATCTCTTGTTCTATCCACCAATCGGGAATATCATCCCTGCTAACGCCTCTTGCGAAGCCATACCGAACACCATTTATTGATAGCTCGGTGTAAGCCTTCCCACCTGCATATTTCAAGGTTAGAGCCACTGGCTCACCTCAAGCATACAGCACAGTCATTCTTACGGTATCGGCCGCAGCAGCTGTCCATGAAATGGATGTAGTGCTGTTAAGCTCGTAATCGGTAGCCAAAGCCGGACTTGTGCCGGGATTGGTTGCACCAAGGAAAGCCAAGATTCTTGTTCCGCTAACGCCAGTAATTCCTGTATCTGTTATGTCGAACTCACAGGCTGCCGTTGATGCTTGAACTAGATCCACTACAAGTAGCTTCAGTCCGTTTTCTGCATCACCAGATGATACACCTGCTATTCCATTCAACCATGAGGTTGAACCATCTCTCGTTCCAGCCCATAGTCCTAAATCAAGAACTACTGAGCAGCTTGCTTCTGTTAGATTTGTGTTTGCCATTTTCTTGTCACCTCTTTATCTCCATATCCTCAGCACTTATGCGCTCAAGTCCCTCACTTTTCCATGCGCCCCGTAAAACAGTTGCCATAGGTCGCCCATTGTGTGGAACATTCCCATTTGACCGAGCCTGTTGATTCCGAATGGATCGCCAGTTTCGATACCACTCTCATGATAGAGAGTTGGTTTTGCTGTGCAGAAGTATAGATAATCAGTATCCATGTAGTAAAGGCGACTTAGACCGCCACCATCTTCGACTACATCTTTAGAAGGAATTAGAGGAACACCGTTGTAGGTAGCTACGATGAATCCGGCTTCCATACCGGGAACACCCTTTACACCATTCACACCGGGAACTACTCTCTTCATCTCAGTAAATCTTTGCTGAGGCTGGAGAAGTTGTTGAATCTTCTCAAGAGTATCGTAGCCAGTTAGGATAACCTTTGGCTGACCACCACGCTCCCACACACTTCGGAACATTCCGTCAAGGATGTTCAAAGTTAGTGGCCTTTGAGCTGATGTAGTACCCGCATCCACATTGGAATCATACCAAGACTGGGAAGAACCATCGTCTGCCCTATCAATGTTGTATTGCTTGTGGTCGCCCGCAGCTACATCGCTGAAGCTTGTAGTTTCAATGTTGGTTGCTGAAAGACAGCGATCCAATGACTCGAAGTCATTCAAAGTAGTAGAACGATTGCTTACATCGCTTAGAAGCATCTTATTGATGACCTCAGCGTGATGCTTAGCCATCTCCATCTTCATAACAGCTCTTGCATCTCCAAGACCGTCATCTTTGTCTGCAAGGAACATAGCAGTTTCGCTCAGATCGAATGTGTGAGCTACTGTGCGTGGTTTGTCGCTTACATGAGCAAAGGTAGGCTTGATTGTATCTGGTAGTGTTCCGTTCTCAGGAAGCCCGCCACCTACTGCACCTGCGTTAGGCTTGGCTGTGACGACTCTCCATCCAGACTTCTCCCATGGCTTCTTTGGCAGAATTGAAAAGGCGTTGAACTCTTGGTTGAGTTGCGACCATACCTTTCGGCCAAAAATTGCTTGGTAAGTACCTGCTGTGGTACTCATTAGCGGAGAATCAGCCTTGAGAAGGTCTGTTCCACTATATGCCCACGCATTATCACCAGCACCTGCACCGTAGTACAGGCGTTCCATATCTTCAATTGTTCTAATGTATCCTCTTGATCCACTCATTTTTTTCACCTCAATTTTTATCTCCGTATTCTAAGGAACAATCAGTTGCCCCTTACAGCCCTCCGTGCTAAGTCCTCAACGGCTCTCCAGCCATCAAGGTCTGTACCCATAGCTGCATATTCTTCATGCGTGGGGACTCGAATATCTGTTGGTTGAACAACAGCAGATTTCTGAATCTCGCTGTTAGTTGTTCTTAGATTTGCGATTTCACTCTTTAGAGCGTCAATTTGCCCTGAGTAATCTTTTGATTTCTGAACCGCCAAAGCTCTTGCTGTTTCAGCATCGTAGCGGGACTCCCAGTCAGACTTTACCAAGTCTTTGAGAGCTTCTTCATCTCTTAGACTGGCGTATGCCCTGTATCCCTTCTCAAGACCTGCTGGTGTAATTTCACCAGATGGCTTGCTTCTGCGGGATTTGATTACATTTCTGTTTCCAGATGGTTTGTTGTAAGCCATGTTGGATACTCCGGGTTGCTTGATAACATATTTGTTACCGCCCGGTGCTGCAAGAGATGGATATGAAGGCTCGGAAGCATCTTCTCCGCTACCAATTTCATCGCCCTGACCCCTATGGGTGTGGCCGCTGTTACCATCTACACCTGCTAAGTATGCCTTTTCAAGTCCGAAATGTCCTCGTAGCTTATCGAGGTCAATTCCTTGCTCATGGGCAAACTTCTCAAGAGTATCAATGTATGCTACTGCATCATTGTTCTCAGTTTCTGTCTTTGCTACCGATGATCCATCATCCATGTGTTTTAGCACACGGGCTAGTCCATCTCTTATTTCAGTCAATGCTTCACTTTCTGTCACTTTTTCACTTCCTTTTACTATTTCAGATTCATCCATCTTTAGGATTGTATATCGAGCTTCAGGATTTATCCCTTTCTTGCATAGAGTAACCTCATGCAATTCTAGCTCGGTAATCTCACGGTGGCTTCCATGTTCTGGTGTATGTTTTGATACACGGAACAATGCTTGCCCTCCTATTGAAAAGGCTCGTAGGTCGCCATCCCTAATTTGGTTCTGCACCTCTCTTGCCTTCTGTATGTCGCTTCGTATCTTACAAACGACAAAGAGGCCGTGATCATCCACTTCGGATTTCCACACACGACCTTGTGAATCTTGGTGGTCGGCTACAACCTCTCCAACCTGTATTCCGCTATGAGCAAGCTGGACATTTCTAAACGCTTTGTTATCCATGAACTTCTCAAATGCCTTTTTCAAAGCCTCACCGGGAATCCTGTCACCCTGCTTATCTACCATATCTACACTTGCATATCCAGCGATGTATAGATCGCCACCAACCTGTGATTTCAGAATGAAATCTGAACCTACTGCACTCCACTTAAGGGAGGGTTGTAACACAGCTTCTGCGGTTGTCATTGACAGACTATCGTTATTCAATGGTATATGAATAGTAGGTTGTCAATACTGACAGGATATTTTACACCGAATCCGTGCGAATCGTAGGCTGTGCCTCTAAATCTGCATTTTTTTCATTTTTTTCTTTGATTGGTATTCTCATAATCACTTTCTCGCCTTCAAACTCAATTTGTGGTTGTTCAACCTCAGAAGAAGGGTCTAATTTAAGGTTAGGAATATCTATCTCATCAGCTTCCCTATCTTCATTTTTAGGGTCAGCAAATGTGGTATTGTTTTCGTCAGTTATTTCTGTTGCACCCATAGGTGCTGTAATGTCTGCTTGCATACCCGACCAAGCTCCACCATCGGATGAAGCTCTATTCATTCGAGGAAATGCAAACTTTTCAACAACAGTAGTATCGGCTATGTCGTCATCAATAGCTTCATTCAAAGTCCATTTGTTATCTTCCGTTTGCTCAATGCCGTATTCGCCACCAAATCTTAGCAAGTGATCATGTTTCAAACCCTCAACCTTCTCTTCTAACTCTTCTGAGCTAAGAGATTCTTCAGCATCATCTATTGCCTCTCTAACATGACCCATCATGTGATGAACACTATCTTCCTCTTCATCATCAATTATTGCAGGTGCTTTTTCAACAAGCTTACGCTTTTTTCGCTTTGTAGCTACTGAATGAACGGGTTGGTATGTTCCTTCGGTGGTTGAAGATACCATTCCTGTACCGCCACCCCCGCCATCACCACCACCAGCTCCGCCTTCTTTCAGCAAGAATGCAACAGGTGGTGTCCAAAGGACTTCTTGAGATTGAGCTTGTTTTACCAAATGAGGTTGCCCTTCGTAAGTATCAATGTATATTCCATCGTCATCTTTAGCCAACATTACTTTGACTGGAGATAGGATTTCAGGATATTCCAAGATTACGGTATTTCCTTTGACCATTACTTCTGGTAAAGGAGGGTATATTTTTGATTTAGAAATATCATCGTTGGCGAATAATACCCACTTGGGGTGCAATTCCTTCTCTTTGATGAATGTAGATGTAGCATCTCGGATTAAGAACTCGCCCCTATCAAAAGAAGCGATTGCCTTTACCAGTCCTTCATCATCTGAATTAACACAATTAGAAGGTGCGGGGAAGTGGATATTATCTGTTGAATGGTATAATGTTCTCAAAACATTGATTCTATCTTCTAATGGTTCAAAGGATAAGTCCGTTCCTTTATGCACCAACAAATCAACAACATTCAATGTTTCATCATCCAAATACGCATCAAGGGTAAAATCACCTTTCATATCTTTCAAATCCTTAGATACGGTATTTGGAACACGGGGTTCTATGCTTTTACCCCTTTTCTCAATAAGCATACGCTCACCTGATGGTTTGTGTTGAACAATCCAATCACCGCTAAATCCTTTCAATGTAGTCAAATCATCTATATCTTTCACCACATGAGCTGGTGTAATGAGCTTCTTACCAAACACGCCCGTTGGCTCATAATCATCATCCGATTTATGCAAATCAGTAACGAGAGAAGGATAACCCATGTGATTTGATGTTAGTAATCTAATGTCCTCATCTTTAGTTTGAATAGGTTTCTTGCTATATGCAGGGTCTATCATACGAACATGACCCTCATGAGCCGTTCTTTGCATAATTGTAAATGGCTGTTCAGCTAATGAGAAAGTTATCCCGGTAGTCGGATCGTCAGACCAAATCAATGTAGCGGGCATTCTATGACCCCAAGCATCGGTATTGCCTGTATTGAATATTGGTGGAACAACCCCCATTGATGTAGGGGCAACAGGGCCTAATGTTCCATCTTGTGATGATAGTTGCCCAGAACTAAGGTCTGCTAAGGGCATTACTGAATGACCACCTGCATCTCCATACTTCATTAGTGAATAATTCGCAGCGACCATCAATTGCTGTATGTTGCCTCTTGCTACGGTATTAGCTTCAACATCACTCCAAGCATCTTCACTTAGACTTCCAATCAATACTTCCGAACCTAATTGCTGATTTACTATACCCGCAAGTCGCATAGCTTCTCTAGTCAAAGCCTTATCAGCTTCTGCAAAGAAAGAATTGTGAAGCTTGTGATAATCAGGGTTAGAGTTTGGATGACTCATACCAATAAACTGTGCAAGAGGCGCACCATGCTCTCCAACATTCATCATAGCTCTACCAAATGGTGCAATCATGTAGGCACTATGCGGTATCTCCATCATTGAGCCTTGAGATTGTATCTCAGAAGGATGCAGATGGTGATGGAATGATGCAGCACCACTCCAATTAGCTCGCTTTCTTTCAAAATCTAAATCGGACATTGAGTCAGATGATACAACACCAGCTAACTCGCCTTGACCTGCTTCAGTATTAGCAGCCATTGGGAAGTGAGAACCTGCAATCGAATGCCTACCCATCAAGGGTATTCCGTCAAATAGCATATCTCCAAGCCAAGAACCGTTGAATATCTTTGAGTAGCTTTCAGAAAACATTGTTTTCAAAGAGCCAATATCTCGACCTACACCACCCCAATATAGGAATGGTTGCCACCAATGGTGATTATGATTAGGTACTATCCCTTCTTCGCTTAGATTCCAAGGTGAATTGTGATGCCTATCTGGAGCTGAGGCATCAGCCCCTGCTTCAACAGGCCCAGATTTATCAGCAGGTCGCATCCACCATGAAGCCAAAGGCGTGAATCTATCTCTCCAATTGCGTAATGCCCTGCCCCATGATACGCCTGTCTTTTCAGCTAACTTGTTGTATATCGTTTTAGCTTCGGGAGAACCATCTTCTGTTTCTCCTAACCTACTCATCAAATCCATGAATGAGTCACGCTGTTGAGATGTTTGATACTCTAAGCCAAACAAGTAGGATAGCAAACCAAAGTCATTTGTAAGCTCGGTTTTCTTATTCTCAATGTATCCTTCATCAGAAAGCTCGCCAAAACGACTTCTATCTATGTTGTAAAGGTCTAACATAGATTCAGTAGGATCGCCCATAATGTCAAAGATTGGCCTAACATCATTTCTGATTCTCCTTTCTGCTTCTCGATTATCGCCTAACTGGTTAATGAATCCAAGAATGTGTTCGGCATACATGGGGCTACCATGAACTGCACCATGCAATAGAGGACAGCTATTTGATTCGGGATGAAATGGATGATGTTTTCCAAATCTATTGTCTATATCAGCTTCAGGCCAATCACCTGCATAACTCGTTGAAATCTTTGTATGACCGCTAAGGTAGGCATTCATGTCTTGCGGGATAACCATCGTTGAAGGATCCATCGGGTTATCCAAATCTCTCATTGAATATGGTGGCGGGTCTGAAGCTACTGCAAGAGTAGCTGCATCTTGAGGTGAATCAACAACACCCAATTCTTCCTTGTATAGGTCTATGTCATAATCAGCACCAGTAAGTGCGGAGAGTAAAGTTTCTGTTCTCCTTCTTACTAACTCATCCGACATATACTCACCTCACAGGCGAGCATAGACTTGTTCGGTAAGGCTCGCAATTTCTTCAATGATGCCGACTTTACCGGGATAAGATTTCTTGAGCTGAGTCAATTTTTCTTCCCATTGATCTATGTTATCAGCTACTCCACCGCCATCGTTTAGTTTCATGTGCAAGGATGAACCGTCTGCACCGTAGCCTGTTTGAGCTACTGACGGCATTTTCGCAACCTCGCTAATCGGGCTTCTTGATGGCCCATCTTCCATGTAAGGAACTCTTTGATTGGTACTATACACGGTTGCTCGTATCTGTTCGCTTCCTGATACTTCCATAAGTTGAGGAACAACATCATTAACAGATGTTTCTTGTTCGTATTTGACGATAATACCTCTCTCTCTTAGGAATTGAGTAGTTGCATCGCCTTTCTTCATTTGCTTAAAGTCGTCACCATCAATGTCACCATCCTTGTCCTTATCAAGCTCTTTCTGACCACCGACTAAAGGTTTCTTGCCCTTTTTGGATTTGCCCGCCATATTCTTATTTCCTTTAGGAGAAGGAAGATTGGGCATTTTTCCATCGCCCCTGTCAGACTTGTATCCCTCTTTTGCAGATTTCTTAGTATCGGAGTTAGGAGAACACACTTCACAAGTTTCTCCTTCATCACTCTTACAACCCATGCAATTCATGTTCTTATCCATGTAAGCCATACTGCCGTTCTTTGACTTGACTACATTTTCTAATTGCTTGACGATTGCCAAAAGCTGGCCTTCGGGAGTATCTTCCATTGGGTCGTGATATGCAAATCCGTGATTCATGTTCGTGTCGCCTCTTCCGCATCTATCCATTCCTGTAGCTCATCATAGCGACTTTTTGATTTTGTAAATAGGTCGCCCGAACCATCGAAAGGAGTATCAATTCTCATATCATCTGTACCTGCTCTATTTAGGGGGTCAAATGTTTCAGCCGCATGAGGTGTAGTAACTCTCATCCAACCTGCTTTTTGCATCATTGTTTCTGGATCAGAAACTGCTTTGCGTAGCTCTAGGTTCTCATTCTCAACAAAAGCAATTCTTTCATTTAATGCACGAAGCTCTCCTACGACTTGTTTCAATATTTCTAATTCGCCACTTTCATCGCTCATAATCCCATACCTCCAAACATACTATTCAAACCATTTACGGGCGGGTTAGCCACATTAGGGTTTGCTATATCCGTCATGTTAGGGGCTTGGACTGGTGCGTCATACTCTAACATCGTCATAACCTGTGGGTCTTTCTGCATAGCGGCCAACAAAGAAAACATCTCATCGTATTTTTCCATAACTAACCCCAATACCATATCAAATTGGGATATGCCTTCACTCGGCATACCATTACTTGCCCATTGAGCCAAATAGCCCTTCCTTGAACCAAGCATATCTCCTAACTGTCCGGCTGCCGATAATAGCTCATCGTAGTATTTCTTACCTGCTGCGGAAGCAGGTACTACCGGGGGAACGAGAGATTGGTCTTGAACAGGTTGAGTATTAGCTAACCCTGCACCTGCGGGTGTATTTGGGTCAGAAGCCATCATAGCAGCATTAGGATCTGCTGGCCCTGCTTTCTGAATAAGAGTTGAACGAATAGACAAAGACCTCATTCGGTCTGCTATTGAACCTCTATCTGATGTAAATCCCGCCACCTTTTCACCTCAGAACACTTGATGCTTTCGATAGAGCTTATCGCTTCTGCCGGGTCTTACAACACCATAAGCAATAGCATCTTCTCCACCATTGAAGTTGCCTTCCGTGTTCTGGGGGGTGTATGTAACACCCTTTCTTATCTCATCCGAAGGGATTTGATTACCAAGTGCTTTATGCAGGGTATCGTGAAGAACTAAATCTTCTGAAAGAGCTTTGAGAGCATTCGTAGCAGCTTCAAGATGTTTTGCTACATCGTCACGATTATTCAAATCAATTGCTTTCTGCATGGCTTCAACAGAAGCTACACATCTGCGAGCCATAGGATCCATTTTTGAGAGGTCAAATAGTGCTTCGCCCATATCCATCAACCCTCTTAGCATATACAATCCTATTCAAGAGTTTTCATCACTCTTACCTCTTTGCCCGTCTATATTCAATCTTTTCAGTTTAGCATCAGCTATCTTCTCGGCTGATGTTTTGTCTGTATCTTTATTGCCTTTAGAAGATGTAGGAGAGCCTTCATTGTGTATTACTCTTTGATTCTTTTTTGTTTGCCCGCCTCTTGTTTGAGCTACGCCACCTTCTCGTAATGGCTTGATACCAGAACCTCTTGTAGATACCATAGCTGAAGCGTCTGGGATGCTACCATGAACAGGATCGGTTACATCTCTTTTGAATAGCTCAAACTGCCCCATTTTCTGAACGGGAGTTTGCCCCCCTCCTTGTTGCTCGGCCATCGCAGCCTCTTGTGCAGCTACTTCTTCTTCATTTGGTTCTGAATAGTCAAACTTGAGATATACATCATCTATATCATCTCTTAACTTAGCGTTGAACCCTGATTGCTTCATCTGCATCATGTTGCGGATAGCCATTTCATCCCTGCGTAGTTGCATAATCTCATCTTCCTCTTCATGAGGTGTAAGGGTAATCTCCCATTCATCTATACCAAACGCTTCAAGCAACGCAGGGAATAGTAGCCTGTTGTAAATTGATTGTGAGAATGATACAGAACGATTGCTAACTACAATCTGCATACCTTCGTTGTTCAAACCACCACCCGATACATCATTCATGAATACATTTGAAACACCATAGAACGCAGATATTCTTTGACGAATATCATCTTTGATAGGTATGTATTGTAATTCTTCAAGCGTATCCATCATACGGACATACTCTAAACCACCCCTACCTGATTCGGTTTCAACACCAATCGTAGGGATGTAATTGGGATCACGCTCAAGATGCTCTTGGATATTACGAGCTGTTCTTTCAACAGTTTCCATATTTGATGATTTGATGACCATAACACCTCTCGGCATCCTTCTCTTTTGATAAGCTGAATAGACATAGTTATCCATAGCTATGAGAGTATTTACCTGTCGCCACATCGTAGCTACAGGGCTTCGGCCATACAGTTTAGATGGCGACCACTTGCTAATGTGTATAACTTCACCTTCAGTATAGACTTGACCCGAACCAACACCTGCGAGATTCATGTAATGAATAGGTACTACGGCCATACCAGTAGTTGGGCAAACCGAATCAGGGTCTGTTGTTCTATACGCCCTATCAACCAAACTTGTATATTGAGAACCACCTCTAACCCCTCTTTTATCCGAAAGTATTCTCATGAATATAGGGTCAGCTCTTGAAATCTCTTTGATTCTAAAGAAGGTGGCTGATTTTGTTTGAGGGTCAATGAAATACTCTTTGGTAACTATTAGGTATGCGTCATCTACAATGTTCAAATCCATTTCAATTTCTCTTAGAATGTCTATGAATGTTTGACCCATACCATTAACATTGTTGAATATAGCATCTGCATATTCAATTTGTGACCTATCTGCCTTCCTTACTTCGCCACCTGTTTCAGGATCCATTTCATACTCTTGGTTATATTTCCGGTCTGTATCTACGCTTTTAACAACAAATCTCGGCTTCCAACCCCACCCCTTTCTGAATGTTTCAACACAAAGATGGTTCAAAATAGACCTGAGAACCATACATTCGTATGAAGCGGCATATAGAGCTGGGATGGTAATTCCTTGAAGTAGGGGTGGTTCTTGCACACCCGATGTAAATAACGGCATAGATGGAATGGGCGTAGTGTGCCTTTCCATATCCAATCCAACGGCTGAAAATATCTTATCCATTCGCTTCTTATCAACCACTCTTCGTCACCTCTTCTTTCATCAAGTCAAACTCACTTACTGATAACTTCTTACTCTTCAAAAACTTCACTTGTTTCTTCTTATCCAATGAATCATGCACCATCACAGTAAGAGCATTCTTATCGTGTCTGAGAGCCTTCTCTAACATGAATGCTTCGTGATTCTCGGATGTTATGTGCGGTAAAGCCATATCTAATGCTTTCAAAACACCTTTTTCTCCTTCTATTATTAGGCCACCCGTTGAAGGCTTTACACATTCAACCCCTATTTCTTTGTTCAAAGCATTCGAATACCAAGGTGCAGTAGGGGCTTTGAAGTTTAGCTCTATGCGGGGATTAGACCTTACATCAAACTTAACCTTTGAACCGCTTTCAATTAACCCTGCTAAGAATCGGGGTGCATCCTTTAGAATTACATCCCGCCTCTTTATGTCGTAAAATAAACCTCTTCCAACCGACTTACTAACTACGCCAACAGATACAATATCATACAAAAATCCATGTGATTTGATTAGTGATGAAATCTCAGCTGGACTTGCACTAACGCCATTAAACTTCAAAGTGTGAGCATTCAAAGCACCCTTGCGAATTAGTAAATCTGAACATTGTTGTAGTATGTTTCTTTCACGATTTGAAATACGCTGATCGGCATCAACAACAGATTTCCATATATTGTATGAATCATTTTTTGCTTCCGATGTATTTGCAGATTCCCACATCTTAACGAATCTTCGAAAAGGTATTCCTAATCTTTCGGAATATCTGTTTAGCCTATCATAATCAACATCGGTCAATGGTAATTGCTTTACTAAATGTGGAGATACACCGGGAAAAGAGGATATTATGGCTCTTTTTTCTGCAAGAAGCAAAGGGTATAATGCGTCTAAAGCTTCTAACTCTTGTTTTTGTATCAATAATGAAGCCATTTCAGAACCAGTCATGCCGAAGTTATTCAAAAACCAATTCTTATCAAGAGATAATTGAATGTCGGTAGGTAGTCCATCCTCAGTCGGTGCAGATACTTTTTCATCAACATCGGCAGACGGAGATGAGCTTTGCGAATTGTTCATCCCTTCAATCTCCGCCCCTTGTCCTTCTTGAGTCTTAGCCCTCTTAGCCCTGTCAGCATCTGTTTTCTGTGATGATTGCAGATCTTTCGTAGCTTGCTCAACCTTCTCTTGGGCTATTCTTGTAGCTTCAGAACCTATGCCCGTAGCTAAACCACCTACTGCTGCTAAACCTGCCGCAGCTAATGGGTTCTTCCTAATGTCAAGTGAGTCTGCAAGAGTTTCAACACCGACCAATGGCTCAATGTATCTTCTCTCACGCATCTTGCCACCCCAACCTTCTTTGCCATGTAGCACCGTCAAGTATAACGATGTTCTCTCTATATTCCTTAGTGGCTTGAACAGATAAAGCCAACGCAATTACCATATCGTCATGCGCCCCCAAGCTCTCCATTTTACCATTCTCAAGCATGGTGAAGTAAGATAACTCGGTCAATAAAGCATTCATGTGCCTTCGAGTAGCACCTTCATCTTTGTAAGGGATAATCAGATGCTTCTGCTCAAAGTGTAGTTGTAAAGTATGTATCAAAGCTTCCTTTCTCATACGACTCATATTGAACGGTTTGATAGGTAAATCGCTTATTTCTTGAAGAACTTGATTGAAAGCCATAGCAAAGTTGTTCGTTTCTAACTCTATTATGACAGGATTGAATCGAGCGTTTAATTCTATGATTTTGTCTATCTGCTGATTAAAATCCATATTTTTCTCATGATGAACATGAACGATGCGTTTGTGTCTATTCTCATCCATACCTATTACTATCATGCAAGTATAGTCAGCTCTCCTGTCTGCGCTGATTGCCGGATCCCAACCTATGTAGTAATTCAGATGCTCATCTGTATCGGGATAGTAAGACAACGATAGAGAGTCATCCTTCACACGCTCTAGTGTTTCTTCTGGGAATAAGCTAGACTCGCTTGCTATCGGTTTGCATAGATACTCTCTTGTAAATGCAATAGAAGTCATCTCACCCTTACGAGCATTCAACGCATCAAGATTCCATCTCTCCGGCCATAGTGGTTCTCCTGTAGCTTCATTGATTGCGGGGTATTCTCTAACGCAATAACCATCCAAGCCCTTTAGCTCAGAATACAAGTCAGTATATGAGAAAGGCGTTCCTACAATACACATCTGAGCTGTGTGGTGCAGAACAGGTAGAAGTGCGGTATAGAACCATGTAGCTATGGATTTTAGCTGAGTCTGAGCTTCACTAGATAGAATATCGTCAAGCACTACAATATCAGGGTGCGCCCCACGAACCGCTTTACCGATAGACATAGCTCGAATAGATGAACGGTTTGTGAACTTGAATAACTGCTTAGCCCAACCTCTCTTTGGTTTTAGGTGAGCTAAAGCAGGTGTAGTCACTATAAGCTCATCCATCTTACTCATGTGGTCAATAGACTGGTGCTGACTGTGGCTGAAGAATAGAACCTCAGTATTGGGATTGTAAGCCATCTTCCATAGCAAGTAGCATCTAAAGAATACAGATTTGCCGTGATCACGACTTGCTATAACACATATCTTACTGTTATTCTCGGCATTCTCATACCATTCTTTGTGAAAGTGTGCAAGCTGGAATCCGCATATATCCTCAAAGAAGTATTGGAAGTCACGCCTTCCCATCTCAAAATCAACCTTACTGGCTAATCTTTGAACTGCGTCACTCAGTATCCCACCCCGCAGGTAGCAAGCTTGTATCAGCTCTTGGTGCTTCATCTCCCTTGTTGAATGCACTTGATGGTAATAGGCTCATATCATCTCCTTGTCTTGCATCAAAACCTGCGTTTTTGAGAGCATCTTCTGGTGAGTCGCCCTTGATTAAATCGGGCTGAAGTGAGAATGTGGGTGTATCATCGTGCGTAACTTCGGGTGGTTGTTCCTCAGTTAGGGATGCAAAGCCATCATTGAAGAACGGGTTTGCGAATGGATCCTTAACGACAGTCCAGCTATCTGCTACTTGATGTGGTTCTGAAGCCCTTTCTAATAATTCATCAGCTACCGTTTCATCTATGTCGGGATTTTCCATAAGAATATCCTTAGCCCGTTGAGTCCTTCCTCTTTCTCGTTGAATATGTTCGGGCATAGGCGGTGTAGGCGCACCCTCAGCTCCGCCTCTAAATCCTGTTCGAGGAATCTCAGCTCTAACGGTTTCTGGTCGGATTTCGCTTGGCTCAACACTCTCACGCTCTCTTGGTGGTGGTGTGGCCGTGACGGAATCTACCGACTCAGGCATAGCAGGTGGCGGTGGCCTGTTCATAGCCTCTAACGCTCGATGATGAGCTTCAACGCCAGCTTCTAAACCATCGGGGTGTCTAATCAGATTATTGACTATGTATGCGTTTCGAGCCTCTTGTTCCCTTTGCTTCTGCTTTACCTTTCTTGCGAAATTGTCAAAGAAGCCCTTTTCCAAATCCTCATCGCTTTCGGGTTTTGGCTTTGGCTTTGGCTTTGGTTTGCCTGTCTTTGGTAATGGCCCACCACGCTTTCTTCTCTCATCCATCTGATTCCAATCATCAGACGAAGGTAATCTCCAACCCTTAGCAACATTCCAAGCTTGGTCAAATATATCATCTGTAGGCAAGTCGAACTACCTCCGTACTTCGCCTGTCCGTTATCTCCAATCTTGCTTTATGGATTCCATAGTAATGGTTGAGAATATCTTCTGAAGCTTGTATAGCAGATGTATCTCCCGCCATCAGCCTCCTTTGTTGATTCTGAGCGTTAGCCATATCTTGTCTGCCCTGCCCTCTTTGATATGCGTTATACCCTGCACCTAACACATTTGACATACCACCCGTCAAAAGACCGAGATAAGGGTTAGTAGCAAAGCCACCCTTTGTATTCGCCCGCTTGTTCGCCTCGGTTAATGCCGTCTGAGAATCCGCTATTGCTGTATTTCCAAATGCTCTTTTCGCTTCTTCTCCAAGATTATACGGTTGCTGATTCTGAGCAGGTTGCCCCTCAGAAGCGTTTTGTTCGGGCGGTGCTTGATTCACTGGCGTTTCTGTTGTGGAGGCTTGTGGTGGCGATGCTTGTGGTATGCCTTGCCCTGCTGACCCTAATCCTACATTGGATTGGTTAGCTCGGACTTTGTTGTAAGCACCTACGCCTTGGCCGATTAGATTACCTACGCCCGATGCGAATTGACCCATGAAATCGGTAGCACTACCACCTGTGGCTGCTCCTGTTTGAGATTCAACCAATGGATCTTGACCGCCTTGTATATTGCCCATTGTGTCCTTTGCTTGGTCTGAAGCTAACCCCGGAGCATTCCGCATGAGCTTTGTTTGTGCAGCGTTTTGACCTGCTAACTTACTATCCACCTTCTGTTGTTCTAAAGCTGCATTTTGCTGTTCTACAAGACCTGATTGTTTATCTGGACTCATTCCCGTTCTCTCTCTTTGAGCCGCAGCTCGATTAGATGCGGTTGGTAGATTACCAGAAGCCATAGCTGAACCTGCATCTCTCACAGCTCCAAGAGTATTCATTACAGAACCGCCTGTTCTAACTCTTTGATTATCGGGTGCTTCTGGGTTTTTGCCCAAAGGAAGTGGATTTCTGCTTTGACCACCTGCCGACAAATCCCCTTGCGTTCCTGTAACTCTATCAAGAGCATTAACGGCCATTTGCCCCAAGCGTTTTTCAAGTTGTTCTTGCTCATAGAGGCGGGCTTTGAGAATCAAATCATTCATGGAATGCCACCTTCACTATTTGCACCTGTTCATGCTGAACGCCTATTGTCTTAGCGATGTTTCTCCAATCGCCCTTTGAGAATAATATGCTGATTACATCAGAAGTAGGTCTTTGAATGTGCGCCCCCATCATGGCTATGTCTGTTGGAGAGTTTATATCAAAAACAGGCACATCATAACTATCCTCTAAAACAGCCTTAGCAATCTCCATTTGCACATTTTCAAGATATTGCTCTATTTGATTTGCATCGTCAGAACGCAAGATAGTCCTGTTTCCGGCTATACGGCCAAGAATTGTAGCTATCTGATCCATAATACCGCCCCCGCCTATACCCTGTGCATCTGCACCCGTCAATGGTATATTTGTGTTTATACCGCTTTGGGGATTAAGAGTAGGTATTGGTGATGAAACTAATGGAGGTGGTGTGTTTGCTTCTGGTCGAGCTATTGGGGCTACAGGGGGTTCGGGGGCTTGGGGTGGCGGTGCGGTATGTACTGTAATCGGTTCGGGTCGTTGTAGTACCTCAGTCGGTTGTTGTACCGCAGCTTGTGAGGGGTCTAATGCCTCAGCTACATTTGGCGGTGGTGCATCGTCATACCATGTAGGTACTGCTGATGATTGAGTTACATGATGATTGAGTAGAGCTTCTAAGAATCTATTCTTGATACTACCACTTGTAGGCATACCGTTCTGCTTTCTACTTACATCTTCTACGAATTGTGAAGCTTCCATCTCATCCATGAAATGATGGTCGGTCAAATAGCCTACTACCTTTGGATTAGCCATTCCTGTATCTTTGTCATAGAATGAATGTCTTTGATTAGATACCATATTTTTCAACCATGTGGTTTCTCTATGATCGGGGTGTATAACGGCTGAAGGGTTAGTCTGCGGAGCTTGAGTTACTTCGGGGTCAGTACCCTGCCTCATCTGCATTTCGTGTTCTATCTCCGCATCGGAGAACGGTTGCTCGCCATCATCTGGGCGTATAACACGGCCATAGGTTGATTCTTGGGCATGGTGATGATGCCCAGTCATGTGGAATGCCCTGTTGTCTTGCATCCACATTTCCTTTGCGTGGTTCATGGCTGAAGATCTATCCAACCCCTGAGCAAGAGCTTGTTGAAAATGCTCACGAACTGCGGTATTCATCTGTAAAGCCTGATTATTGTCATTAAACGAAATCAGATTACGATTGCTAAGATCCTTATGCCCTCGGATATACCTATCGTTTCTCTTTGTTTCTTCTCTCCCTGAACTTTGTAGTGCTTCTTCATAGGGTCTTGCCCAACCTTCTTCCCTTTTCGTATTAGAACTCGTTATATGAGTAATCAATTGATTATTAGAATTAAAGGGGTTTGCGTTTTTTGTTCCCGGTAGGAGTACCTGCTTAGGTTCGGCAGAAGCACCATGTACCCAAGGCACATTAACTTGAACAGAACCAGTCCTATCCGATTGGAACGCCATAGGCATAGGTGGTATTCCCCTACCTGCATTGATTTGATTTTGTTGTTGGATTGCAGTATTGATGATAGGTGCGCCCGCTTGTATAGCTAACTTTGCGGCATTCTCAAACTGAGGGTCAGTAGGGCCACTATGCAATACCTCATACACTTCAGATGTAATCAAGGCATTACGAATAGCCATGTCTATTGCGTCTATCTCAACCCCCGATAACAAACCTTCTCGAACATTATGATGGTCTAATTGCATTAAATCTTGAACCGCAGCTCCCTGACCATTGACAAAGGACTCTATCACTTGGTCGAGGTCATACACTCCCCAACCCTTTTGGATAGTGAAATAATTAGGGTCAAACATCCATGAACGGCTCATTTCTTGCCCACTACTCCCGCTACTAAGAGGGGAGTAGCATCATGATAGAACATCCAAGGCTTCTCATCGTTTTCTGTTCCGCCTTGAGGTGCGCTTGCAGTATCTTGACTAGGGGTAGCACCTGCCTTATCTTTTGCTTCGTTTTCGGGTGTCGCCTTCGTCAATTTTTCTAATTTCCTCATCAACGCCTCAATTTTCTTTTTGAGTCCGATAATTTCTGTTCTGTTTAAGCTACCTAAGCCACCTTTTGATTTTAGCATCTTTAACGGATCTTCCGAACCAAGAGGGTCGCCAAGCTGTTTGTCCGTGAGCTTATCGGGTTTTCTTGATTCCTCTCTCATAGGCATAGGCATCCTTGTTCCCATATTAGGAGAAGGTGGTAGCTTTGTTCCCCTGCCCTGTTTCATATCGGGCATTGGACTACCTGCACCCATTCGCCTCTTTGATTGCTGTTGGTTATATTGACCCGGATTGCGGAACTTTAGAGGCATCTGAGCTTCAGACCCCCTGCTTCTTGGCGGTGGTGCAGCCCCTCTCTTAGGCATCGGCATCTTCTTTTTTGCTTTCTTTTTGGCCTTGCCTTTCTTAGCAGGTCGCTTGTTAGACCTCTTTTCACGCTTGTTTGATTTCTTCTTAGGCTTTTCATCATCCTCGTCATCTTCATACTTGCGTGACTTGTACTTGTCTTTCGCAGCTTTGAGTAAATCTTCTGACTTGCCGAAGGCATTAGTAGTGCCTCGCCCATAATTCACATACGGTGTATCGCTTCTAACCGTGCCTCTATGTGCGCCAGCCGAGAAGGATAATCCTCTTGCACCCAAATCTACCCCCAATCTTGACTCAAGAAGTTTGTTTTCTTCTTCAAATCTCGGAGAACGCTCGATTACATCAGACATAACTTCTGGTTTGATTTGTATGTGTTGTAGTCCGGGCATCAATTCCCTCAAAGCTCTTTCACGCCTCTTATCGGGGTCAGCTTGATCCCTGCTTTCTGTATCCTCAGTCGTGTTGCGAGAGTTATGAGCTAAATCATCATCATCTTCATTGGGGTTGATTTGCAGATCTAAGACCTGTCTTGGATTGAAACCACCTGTCATCTCTTGGGTTCGTGGTCGCCATATATTCCCCATATCACGGGGATTAGCTGCTATTTTGACGATTTCATCAGTCACTTATGCAACCCCCTTCTTGCTATGTCATCCTCTCTTCTGATTGCCTCTCTTGCTCTATCTCTTTCAAGTTGCCTAATACCTTTGAATGCCGTTGCGACACGCATGGGTAGGTTGAGATACCAATGAGATAAAGATGGAACTCTCGCATAGGATTTAGCTAGTGGGAGATATGCGTTCTTGAGCTTGTTCATCTGCTTCATAACATCAACAAAGTCCATTTGTTCGGTGCTTTGTTCGTCTAAGTATGAATAAATCGCAAATCTTGTGTTTATGTTATGACTGTATATTTCATGCGATACTTCTTCCGCCATATCGGTCAAACCAAAGGGTATCATTGATTCTCCCCATTCCTTGATTACATAGTCCATAGCGTCAAGCAATTCGAATAGACCATCGTATGTAGTAGGCAAATCGCCATGCAATACTGATTCGTAGTTGCTATACGGCCCTTCCTTGAGCTGTAATTCCTCCGGCCTTCTTCCGATATGGTAGCTCATTCATCCATCACCCCCGCTTCTGCTAACATCTGCCTAATCGTTCTCCACTCGTCTGGTGCCTTCTCCGAGAAATACTCTTGCATTATGGTGATTACAGACACACTTTCAACCTTATCCACTTCCTTGAGCTTATCCATCCATTTGGCTAACTCTCCCAATGTTTCACGGACTTCACGGTGCATCTTGATGGCTAAATCCAAATCCTTGCTTGATACCATATCTGCATTCTCAACCATCTGTTCCTCTAATCGGTCTAAGTGCATAGATAGCAAAGTATCCATTCTATTCATGTTAGATTCAACACGATTCAAGCTATCGTGCGTAGTTTGAATTGCTTTCGGTATAACTTCGATATTTGCCTGTCTTTGGATTAGAGGCTTGGTATGTTTCTCCATGTGATGAGTAATGGTCAATTCGGGAATATCTAATTCTTCCGAAAAATCAATTATTGTAGCTCTATGGTCAAGAATGGCCGATTCTATTTCAGACCTTTCTGGATGAGTACAGACTGGGCAATCCACATTTGACTCATTGAAGAAAGCACCTGCATGGTTTCTCATGTGCCTGTGAGCTAAACCATTAGCCCAACCTTGATCTCTATCTACATCATTAGTGTCAAGCTTCCCAGCTCTTATGTCTAATTCAATAGAATCTCTTTCTGGATGTTGGCAGAAGGGACAATTCTTGCGTATCCGCCTACCACCCATGTATTGCTTGATGTTATACCATCGTTATTGGCTATTACGCTTCATGCTTGCGTAGATGTATGCCACAATAACCCTTTTGTGATTTGTCCGATATACGCCTTTGACACCTATTTCCAGATGATGTTACTGCTATGCACCTTTCTTCATCAGTTGGGTTTCGATAGCACTCAACGCACACCCCCGTTTGATACTTTGATTTCTTTTTCAATGGCTTCCCACACCGAGAACATTCTTTCTTGCGAGGCAATACTTGATCGGCTAAAGCGTGTAAATCATCAATCCCTAACTTGCCGTCATTATTCCTATCAGCTACAGCCCTTATGTCTGCAAAATTGACCTTTCCATCCCTGTTAAAGTCAAGTGGTGAATACCCCTTGTTTTGAGAAGGCTGTTGATAGAAGGCCGCTGGTGTAGGTGGGCGGTACTGCCCCGCCATCGGCAAAGATGGGGGGCTTACCGAAAAGCCGCATATTGTCTAACTGCAAGGAAGAATGTAAAGAATACTCCAAATATAGCAACCATAGAGAAAGTCGGATCCATAGACGGGCCTTTCCAAAGCATTACAGATGTAATTAGAAGCATGAAAGATATGATAAAAATCATCGTTGCACTTTCAACCAACATTTTGTTCGGTGCAAACATTTCCATTGTCGTATCAGCCATTGTCGTTCCATAAGGTGTTCTTTGTTCCCTATCTTCTTCCTTCATTATTCTTCTTCCCCCTTTGTTGAGCCGCCAAGACCCGAAAACATACTACTAACGAAAACCTTTCTTCGTCTATTCTTTTTCAAACGATACTTACCAGAAAGAAAATGCTTCTTGCGAGCTTTGAACTTACTCCAGTATCTTGCTCTAACGCCTTCCTTCATTTGAATCCCCTCATATTAGAGCTGCTGCCCCTGCACCCATAGCACCCATACCGCCTTGGTTCTGCATTTGCTGACCTAACAGGCCACCGACTAAGCTACCAAAGAATCCCGGTTGAGGGTTCATCATAGGGTTATGTGCTTGTAGTAGCATTTGTGTTTGTTGTTGATTCATCTGAAGCTGTTGTTGAGCTGATTGCCTCAAAGTCTGCAAAGTCAAAGCAAGGTTTTCAGGAGATAGTGTTGCTATGTTAGCGGGGAGCGTAGTTGTGTCTAAACTGAGCTTACCATCTTCACCTGCTGCAAGTTGAACATTAGAAAAGAAGTCCTTTAGCGATAGTGTAACAATTTCTGCTACTAAATCCATCATCATGCTAAATTGATTAGCTACAATGAATTGATTTAGAGGGTCGTAATACTGCAACAATCTTGATGTGGCGATAACTGGGTCATTAGCCATCTGTTGCATCATGGGATTTTGCCCCATCTGTTGCATCATCATCGGATCCATCATTCCACCCGCAGCACCCATAGCACCCATTCCACCTTGCATTCCATATCCTCCCATACCTGTCATTCCCATGCTATTTGATGCACCGAATTGTTGTGTTGGGGTTTCATTATTCCTGTTAAAAAACCAGCCCATTTTCATTTCTCCTTTCTAATTTGTTTGTTGCCCTACTCCCGTTGATTGAGGACTTTGATTAACCCCTGCCTGTGCAGACGGTATTGTATTTTGGGTCATATTGGCGTTTTGAAGGCCAATCGCTTGCCTTTGGGACATAGCGTCACTCATCTGCAAAGCTCTAAGGTCAAATGTAACCGACACTAAATCGGCCACACCTGTTATTGGATTGGGATATTGAGTTAGGACAATGCCCTTCTTGTGTTTGGTGTCTTGCTGAATCATCTTGAAGAATGGTTCGTATTTTAACAAGGATTCTGTTGTTGAACGGTTTTGGGCAGAAGAACCCCCCATCAAAGCACTCATACCGGGAACTTTGAGAAACTTAGTACCTTTGCTGACTGGGCGTAAGCCATCGGCAGACATTTCATCCTCTTGCACTAGCTTTCTCAATGTATGATAAATATGCAGATGAGCCGGACATAGTGTGCTATTCATTTCATCACCATGATCGCCTCTTGTTCGAGCATGAGGGATTATTGAGTTGCCTGTTTCATCGTCAAACCAATACAAATCTGCTAAACTGACCTTACCGGGCAAATCATAATCAATAATTTGGGCGTAATCGTTATCCCCTTCAAGAAAACGCCTCACATCAACACCACAGCAAGCACACTCAAATGTTCCATTATATCTGTAAATACGCCAAAGACCCAACAAATAGCTCGGTGGCCTCAACGCTTTTCGCAATTTCTTGATGTTTTTCTTTCGTGCCTTTTTGGGATTATCGGGGTTTTGCACCAATTGAACCTCAACCGTAGGTACTACTTCCTCAGCTCCACCGTAGCCACCAGTAGCTCCGGCACTTGCGATTTCAGCTCTTTGTTGGGCTTTCAACATAGGAAATGCAAGCCCTGTGTTGGCCGCTACCTGTTTTAATTGTTCATCGGTTAAACCTGCTAATTTTGCGTTGGGATTGCCCGCAATCCAGTTGGGCAAGATGTTGCCTGTCCAGCTCATGTTAGCTATCCCAACCTTGACAACCAATTAAGCATTCCGTGTTTTACAGTAGTTCTACAATAGATATTAACACCTTTTCCACATTTACGCCATGTTGTGCCGATATTGCATCTATATCGGCTCTAACTCCGGCCTTTCTAAGCCGTCTTAACTCGTTTCTAAAGGGGGCAACGATGGGATGTTCCCTTTGCAGGTTATTATCCCAAAGGTATTGAGCTTGAGGCGACCACCATAAATCCATTTTATTCACTAAGAATACTACGACTTTCGGCATATAGTTGCTACGAGAAGTTTTTTTCGCCTTTCTGGATATGGCCGTGCTAACATCTTTTCGAGTTATGTTGTCTATTAAATATCTAAATGAAGCCAAAGAATCCTTAGCAAAAGACGGACTTGTTAATACTCTATGATCCACCATGAATATGACTATCTCGCACTTACGGCCAAACATATCTTCTATCCAGAGATTCCTAAATTGAGCTTGCCCTGCAATATCCGAATTAGAAATTGGGATCCTATCTTTTTTGTATTTGATTAACTTTCTATGAGGTTTAGGGGCTTTGGCGTGACCATTGACCATAGGGTGGGATGTTCGCATCTCAATTGGTATCGGGTCTATGTCGCCCGGAACGGTCAGATATTGGTCTAATGTAGTCTTACCAGTCATACTTGGGCCGTATATTCCAATACGATATGGCCTAAGAATACGGTAAAACTTCTGCAAGGCGTGAACCGAGCTAATTAGCAGATGCCCTGCGATGACCGCACTCATACGGCCAGCCCACTCATATTTGGTCTTTCAAATACTCCCAAAGCCCGACTGGGGATGTTCCTAATTCGTCTAATATAATTAAGATGGCGAAAGTTCCGCCTATGCCTATTGCTAATGCTACAAATGTGCGAACCCAACCCGCCATTCGTTCCATTTTTCTTTCGTAGGAGTTTTCTGCTAATATCTGAGCCATTTCTGCTGCTTGTCTTTCTTGTCTTGTTGAAAACGGCCACATTTAGTCCCCACCTACTTCAGTTGTTGGATCGCCCATCATCCTCATCTGAAGCAGGTGTGTTGGGAAGTCCAAATACATCTCTTCCTTGAGATTGTTGCTGCATAACAGCCATTTGCCCCTGTAGCTCTTGGTAATATTGTTGTTTTTGCATACGCCTGTTGGTCATTTGCATTTGATTTCTAAACCATTTGTCATAACTCGCTTCCTTTGAAAACTCAGCTCTCATAGCCATACTATCTCTTATTCCGCCTACTTGGAACAGAACCATAGATGTGCATAAAAAGCCAAATGCGATTAGTCCGTATTGTAATCCCATTTCGGCTGGTGTTGCATTCGGTAGATACCAATCTTTGTGAGATATGCCTACTGCAACGCCTGTAAGAAGCGATTGCCATAGAAGCATAGCTATCAGATTAACATCAACCCTATTCCCTGTTTGTTCAGCTGGTGGTTGCCACATTGGTATTTGTGATGATCCATTCATTTTCTTATCCTTCCTTTTGCTCATCTATGAGCCTAAAGTAGTGCTGCAACGCATGATTCACATACGATGATTTGGATTCTCGACCCCTTTCTTTCTCCATTCTGCGGTATAATTCTTCCCACATCACTACCGATACATGACGGCTCATCGTATCGGCCTGTAATATGAGAGCCTTATGAGCGTTGTTATAGATGACAGGGTTGAAATCATATTTTACGCATGAATTGAGTAATATCCAAACCAGAATCAACGACTCTCGGTTTTAGGTCATCACCATAGGCGACTCTAAGATTTTGTCGTGAGTTAAGATTTTGAGGACGGTTTTTGGTACTGCCTTGATGAACATTGAAACTTATCGGTTCAGTTCCATGCCAACAATCATCACAATTGTAATCTTCACAATTACCTCCTAACATAGAAGCGGGGCATGACTTAACTGAAGGATCTAAGGAAGATGCCGAGCTTGCCTTTATTCGAGGATGCTCTAATAATTCTTCATAACCTGCTGAGAAATCCTCTCCCAAGAGAGGCAAACCATACGCTTCATTTATTTCATTATCAACAGCTTGTCCTATCCATGGTAATGACAACATGACATTCATATTCTTAGGTATAGCATCCCATCCTCTTCTATCTAAGAATGATTTGACCCCTGCCGATTCTCTTGTAGGCAACCAATGTTCTAATTGAGGTGTTGCTGAAGCTATATCGTTCAACATAGCGAAATGTTGCGCCCCATAATCACGATCTGTTTCTTCTTCACCTTCTTGTAAATCCCCACTATCCATGTGCCTAAACTTGTTAGTGCCGTAATAAAACGATTCAGCTGGCGCACGGTGAGCAAAGGCAGAAGCGTAGCTCAAAGGGTCATCATCCGTTAGTCCGTGAAAGTTCCTCCATAGTTGAGTCTGTTTTGGGTTCAATGGGTATCTGCCTTGCTTTGCATAACACATTTTACCGTCTGAGCCACCGCAGGTTGAACCAGCTACCATACCTAATCGGCCACCTACATGACACAGATGCACAGGCAAACCGAAGGAAGCTCCGGGCATTTTATCCGGTGCGCCAAAACCTCCACTCGGATTCATACTAACTATTTTATTGGCTTCGCTCACGGGTCTTTTACCCGAAGTTCGCCCCATTGTGTCTGAAAACTTAGGGATTTTGACTTGTTCATCAACATCCCATCTAACCTTTCTATCGTCTTTGTATCTATTCATTATGTCCTTGTTGTTTTCTAACCAATCAAATATCTGGCGACCATCACCCGGATATTTGCCCCCAAAGAACCGATCCCACCAAAACATATCATCGGGGTCGCCAAGAGCTTTCAGTAGCAAAGAGCGAATGGTCATCGGTTCGCCAGTATGAATATCTTGGAATTGTTGGGTGAAAGGCAGGTGTTTTGAATCGCCTCTTGGCTCGAAAGGTGTGCCGTCTTTTTTCCAACCGCCCGCATGAATGTCGCCTCTTCTGCCCGCATCAACGGTTTGCTCTTGCGATCTGTATGTTATTTCACTGGATAACGCTTCAGCAAAGTCCTCACTAAGATTCGCAGCTTCGTTTGCAGGGTTAAACAGCGACACAGCTAATTCCATGCGTTCATCTTCAGAAAGATTGGGGTTATGCTCAAACCTTGAAAACTGCGTTCTAAACTCATCTAACAAATCACGGTATCTGTTTATCTCGGAATGAGGTAGCAAACCCAAAGGTCGAGGATAAGGCAGGGGGTTAGAGAAGTATCTTTCATCATACGCCTCTCTCTCTTCTTCTGACATTTCTTCCCAATCACGGGGATTGCTACCTTTGCCGTGAGCTTCTTCCCAATACTCGTTTGGATGCTTTTCTGCATAGCCTTCTGGGACTAATCCAGTAGGATCATATTCAGCTTGAAAATCAAACCTATCGGGCTTATCATCGGATTCCTTAGTGATAGACCAACCCACTTCAAAAGGGCTAACGCTACCACTCATGCTAACAATGTGTATTACCATTCATGAAAAGATTACCGCACTATTCATAATGAATTGTAGTATTAGTAATATTGTGAGAGGAAGCAGACTCGTCTAAGCGTTCATTTTGACTCCCCTATTGTATGTGCTGCAATTTACCATACATTCTTTCCTTGCTTCCTCTCGCACCTCACTAAACCCCTAATTTTCTAGTTAGAGCTACGACAAAATCAATAATCTTCACCATAGGCCACAGTATCATGGTTAATGGTAGCACTATCGCAAACGCCAACAATTCGACTAACATATCCGACTTAGAGCTGTCAGACATGACAATGGCGCACCCCTATGCGTATATGTTCCTTTTCAATCCGAACAACACCATTGATAAGACTTAGAAATGCTCATTCCAATGTTCTTCGCAAAGCCAGCTCGCTGATCCTTCTCCGGCATTAACGCCTACGGATGGTTTCATGCACTCGCCCGTTTCATCACCATAATCACAGATTCGCTCGTCTGGATAATTTGGGTTTTCCTTTTGTGAACCCGGCCCGTGAGAGTAAGCTATATCAGCACACTTTTCACACACGCCACCATCGGGTGAAAATCTGTCGCAAACCTCAACCGAACATTCAGAAATACTTTCTATCGGCATCCCCGTTTCTTCATCCACATCCCAGCTCACAGGTTTCTCCATGTCATGGTCAATAATTCGGAATCCTCTCCGTTCTCCTTCTTCGTGATATTCTTTTACCCTCTCGCCCCATTCTCGGAGCTTTTCGGGGTCATCTGAAAACTTGACTATTTTCCAAGCCTTGTCGAATGCGGTCATCTTAATCATCTCGTATTTTCCAAATGTTCATTATGACATTCTCGGCATAAGCCATGATAAAAAGGGCCATCAAAAGGCACACGGGCAACAATTGGCTTATTTTCATTACATGAGTCGCATTCTTCTTCGTCTTTCACAATATCCCAAGCCTTGTCGAATGCGGTCATCCTCACCTCACCTCCCAAACTCATCCCATTCCCATGAATCGGTATCAGTATGATTAGTAAAACCGCATTCCCAACAATTCATAACCATATCTTCCTCGTTTAGAAGGTATGCCTCCATATTCATATCACCACAGTTAGGGCATGGTTGAGGCACGATTCTGATTTCTGGATTAAAATCAGAACGGGGTTTTATCTCTTCATCTTCCTTCGTTGGTGAGTTAGGATTTCTCATTACCCCTGACTCAATCAATCTTCTATCACTACAATCATTACAAAGCGACCCCGGTTTAACATCATGATAGGAGACACGGGATATGTTTTGTCCGGTAAGTTCTATTCCACAGGATGAACAATCGCTTTCAGAATCTTTAACAATGCCCCAAGCCTTGTCAAATGCGGTCATCTGTAAGCCTCTACATAAGCTCGCATCAATTTAGAACCGTTTAATCCGAGAATGCGTGATACCTGCCTAACAGCATCCATGACTTCATAACCCTGCATGACTAACTCTCTTACATCATCTACATAGAAAGCTTCATCTGATTTCTTTACAGGGCCAGCCTTTCTTGCTCTATCAATCAGACCTTTTGAACCAAGAGCATTGGGGGCTGAATGTGAAGGCGGTTCGTTGTCAAACATATCCTTGAGCCTTTCATACTCATCTTCAATACCATCATTATCTGTTTCTAATATGTTAGCCATAACCTTTCGATTATGATCCTCACCAGTCGTTGGCTTCAAATCGCTAAACTTCTCTGGAACGCCTCTTGCACCTTCCTTCATCCTTCGCAGCTTTTCGTTAAACTTCTCTCCGAATCTTTCATTCTTAGCTACAGTCCAAGCCTTCTCAAAATTATCAGGTTGCATCAAACCGCCATCGGCATTATCATGCACATCGTCAATATGTGCGTTTAGCCCAAACTCTTGAGCTACTTGACCCAATGCCTTTTCCAATTCAAAGTAAAACCCAGATTCATCATCTACGCCACCTTCAACATTTCCGAGCAGGGTTACACTAATTACTACTTGACTCATCTTAATCACCTCAAAATATATTTCTCATATCTTCATATTCGCCATCGGCCAATCTTTGTAATAATGCAAGCATATTCATTCTTTCGACCCTTCCTTTATGCCCTGCTCCGTCATGGTCGTAACTATATCCGCTTTCACCGTAATCCCCTTCACCGATTCGTTCATATCCCAATCTGTAATTCAAATCGTAAGGAAAATCTTCTGAGTATTGATCCATGCCACTAAGAGATTTCATGTCATCTTCTGTCATTTCCCAATCATCTCCAAATAGCTCTTTTTCGCTTGGCCTGTTTCTTGAAAGACCTGCGAAATCACCACCCATATCATAACCCGTCTGCAACCACATTTCTGGGTTTTGAGTTAGCATTTCTATTATTGGAAGCATAGACTTAGGCATCTTCACATAGACCATCTCTTCATCGGTCATCGCTTTTTTCATAGCATCTTCTTCTGCGTATTTTTTCTCTCTATCTTCGGGTGTTGATAGACAATGGGTGCATTTACCACTCATATCAGTAGTTATGCAGTTCTCGCACATCCAATCCTCATCATCTTCATCTTCTTCTTTGGTTATTTTCCAAGCTTTTTCAAAACTACTCATTTTCTTCGCCTCATTTCCTTGTTAGGTTCAAGATTATCTCTATTTTCTCTCTCCCAATCATCATCGTCAGGTATCCGTGCCAACATTTCTGGCCCCATTTCAATAGGTTTGCTAACTTTGTAGCCCATAGCCTCAAGGATGTTCTTTGCAGCTTCTACTACTGGGTCGTAATTAGGCTCATAGCCCTCATCCAATAGAGAATACGCCTCATTTGCACTTACAAATGAATCATCAAGCATCCCATCAAGGGGATGTGGATTTTCTCTATTTCTTGGCGTAGCCCCGTCAAAACATTCCCTACAATAATCGCTATTGGGATCCCTGTATGAACCACAGCTATCACAATTATCTTTACCTCTATAATGAACATCATCCCAAGCATCTGTTGATTCATCGGGTTCTTCCTTAACCAGATTCCAAGCGGTGTCAAACGACTCTCCGAGATTACCCATTGAATGAGATACGGAGGACAATTGACTTTAACATTTCACTATTGTTTGCCCAAAATACGATTCTTTGCGTTTTGTCTTGCCCTTCTTCCCATAGATACCTCAAACGGCCAAGTATTGAATGGATTTATGCCTACTTGCTCAGGATTGCGAGCTAAATCCAGTATATCGCCAACATCGGAATCGGGGTATTCGTTCAATGCCTTGAATCTCTCTTCTGGTGTTGCACCCATCGTGTGAGCTTCAGCTGCATGAGCAGCATATTCTTGAGCTGAAGTCCATTTTCTATTTACTTCTCGTTGCTTCTCTCTCGCTAACTCTTCTCTTTCGGATTCGCTCAATCCTTCGGGATATTCGCCCCTGTGCCTTGCGTATTCCCATAAATCATCAGAATGAGGCGGGCTTAGTGCCTGATGAGCTTGCTCATGGGCTAATACTTGGATTATCCTTCTAATCATCTCATCCTCGTCTGTTTTACCGCCCCAGCCCGCAGCATCCCATGTCATACCGCCTAAATTGACGAATGCCTCATCATTATTCGGATCATACCCCCCTGCTGTGAACATATCAGGGAATCTTCGAAGATAGCGAAACTCTTTCTCAATCTTAGGGTGAATCTTGCCTTCTAGGTCTGTAGCTACCCATGGCTTTTGCGATGCACTATCAATCATGCCCTCATCCACCAGCTTATTCCAATAATCAACGGTATCGTTTTCAATATTGGTAGCTCTAATCGGTAAATCTTTGCCCTCATATCCTTTCAATTCGGTTATCATTTCATTTAGCCTATCTCTTGATAGCCCTTTGCCCCTCTTATCATTAGCCATTTGGAATAGAACCATTTGGAGATATGGGCCGAGTTCGGGGTCATCATCTTCATCTATGTACCCTGCATAGCCCTGTGCATCGCCATGTTCTGATTCCCAAAGCCTTGGGTTGTAATCTCCATGCCCCATTATTCTATCTTCAGCTATATTGATTACATCAAACTTGTAATTCTTAGCATTATCATGCCAATCATCAGTATTGACTTGATAAGGGTGATAGATAGGCATCTTCACCAAATCCCAAGCTCGGTCAAAGGCGGTCATGAATCCTCACCATAACGAACATTATCAAACGCCCCCATATCTTCCAAGACAGTCCAAGGGTTGATGTTATCCCACATCTCACGATGGCGTTCCCCCATCATTTCGGTTATAGGGTTAGGCCAATCAGTAGTGGTTCTTCCACCCTCTCCATCATGGTGCATCATCACCATCCCGTCTGAAGGGTCATCGTCATAGTGATATGACCAATTTGAATTGTGAAGCCAAATAAGATAATCAATAGCTTCAGAAGGGTCGTTTATCGGTTTTCTTATCATCATAGGGGGGTGATTTAACTGATGAGGACTATTCTTTGCTATCTTCCAAGCTCGGTCAAAGGTGGTCATTCAATCCTTCTCCTTCCAACATTTGTGACGGCTTTCGGGTCTGAACCCAAGTACGCAATCTCAAGAGGGTATCTGCCCCTCAAGGGATGATCCTCTCCATCAGTAAATAGATAGAAGGGCAATCGGTCATACTGGTGAGGGAATGCAGTTGGGGGGCTGTACTCAAATGGTTCATCACCCTCACTCATGTAATCAGGGTCACGAACAAACATTCTACCGCCAAAATCATCTACTTTGGGTTCGGTGGGTCTTGTGAATCTGAAATCCCCTTTTGTTCTATCAACCATAGATTTGTCCCTGTAGTATTCAGACCATTCATTACCTCCCATACCCGGCAATTTATTGAAATCATGAATCGTCAAATCACCACCAGAAGTTAGCTTTCCACCTAAGCTATTCCACAAATCATATCCTTCGATTGAAAATTGGTTATCCCCTACAAGCCCTGTGTCTTGTAATATTGAGCCGAGCAGGTGCTGACCGATACCTCGCCCCCCGAAACCGGGATTTAGGAAAATATTCGCAACATCGCCTTTTGGAGATGTATGAGCTGCGGCCAATGAAGCTCTACTCCCCTCGTTCTCTAACTCTTCAAGCCACCTTCTAACCGGACTTTGCCCTTCATCTTCATCCGTCATCGCACTTGTAAATACGCTGTAGGGTATCGGTTTTCCTTGATGGCGGGCATTCTGGCGTTGAGCTACATTCAAAGGATAATTAAGAATGCTCGGTTTCTGCGAAAACTCTCTCATTACTTTGGGTAGGGTAATCTTGTTGTAGGGTGCGGTTGTTTTCCAATCATCATCTAAGTTATACCTATCAAACTCGTCAAACAATTCCAAACCAACATGAGGATCAACGGTGAAGTGGTAATCTAAATCACCTTGTTTTGCATAGGGACTCCATGACGGTCTTGAAATGACTTCTGCATTAAAATCCAAATCCGGCAATTCCGCTTTCACAATAGCCCAAGCTCGGTCAAATGCGGTCATTCGAGATACCCCCATTTATCACGAAGCTTGAGGCTATCCCTCTCTTTTGCCACTAATCTTCTCCATTCATCCCAATCTATCTTGTTGTCTTTGTCTTTTGATGCGTAATATATCCAATCAAGCTGATTTCTTAGGTTTCTTTTGACTCTATGCCCGCTTTCAGCACCTAATGATCGCTTGATTCTTTCTAACTGAAAAGCATCTATCGCATCGTCTAAGGTTTCATACTGCCCCATGTATAGTGGCTCATTAGTAAGGTAGTTATCACTAAGTCGTCTTTGAGATATTGTATCGGTGAATCCACCGCAATTGGGGCAAAACCCAATCTCCGACATGGCATCTTGGCCTCTCGGAACGCCTGTAACGCCCATTTGCTTCGCTTCATTCAACGAGTACATGGGTTCGAAACAGTTCGTGCAACGAAAACCGTATTTGGAATGCAGGTTATTTCTAGGTTCATCTATCATCAAACCCCTCCTGAACAATCACACGGCCTATTCCAGTTTGGCGGATACCAAGGCAATTCTGGATATGCACCGTAAGTATCCTTCACCCTCTCGCAAAGCCAACATCTCTTTCTCGGAAATCCAGCTGATGGGTTGAGGTTCTTAGCTACAGACCAACCATCTTCAAAGGAGTCACCTGAGCGATACATATCAACGGCATCCGAGCTTCCCATAGTCGTTTCAGCTACGCATTCGTCATACTCATCAATTATTCTTCGAGCCAACCAATGTTCTGGGGTTTCATTACCCGGCTTTCTATCTGTAACATTGAGTCTATGATACACACCGGGCATATCGCCTGAAAAATCCCTTAGAGTTTCAATAAACTCTTCACAGCTCATACTCTCGTATCCGTCAATTATGTTTTGATTGACACCCGACAAGCTCTCATTCAACACGAAAGACGAGTCATCCATCCCGAATATCTCTCTCAACCCCTCAATCCACTTATTCTTCGCATTGACGCAACATGGATCATCACCAGAATCAAGCGGTGGCTCAAGATTTATGATTGGTGCTGTTTCTTCCTCTTGTTCATCAAGTGTCCTTGCTTGCATAGCTCGGTCTGCATCAAACTTGGTAATGCCCCAAGCATCCTCAAAGGAATCACCAGAAGCTGTAAAATCGCCCGAAAACCCCTCAGATATACAAGATTCCCATTGTTCAAGCACCTTTTTCGCTTTTGGTGCTAAATCCTCATTCCCCATCAATTCTGCTTCGGGGTCATCATAAGCAAGCCATTCCAACCATGAATGAAGCTCATCGCAATCTAATTCACCCCCGCCTAAACCATCTGTTCCGCCTTCAACACCCTTAGACCATATCCAAGGATTGCTTCTGGTGTGATCTCCGGTCAATTCTTGATACAATTGTAGAGCTTCAAGACAGCACTTATCCGGTTCTCCACCATTAGGGTTCAAATCCACATTGACTTCTTCATCCTCAGCTGGCATCTGTTCTTGGTTAGCCATACGATCTTGAGCATCAAGAAAAGGTTCTGCTTCGGGCGGAAATGGGTTAAACTTCATTTTGGCTATGTTCCAGCTATCCTCAAACACATCACCAGAAGCTGTGAAGTCGCCACCGAAATCAACGCCACCGAAACCGCCACGCTGACAGGCTTCGTATTCTTGAATGGCCTCAAGTGCTTGATTTAGAATACCTTGAACAAGGTGGGCAAAATCTTCATCCGTTTGAGGGTCATTGAGTAAAGACTCCAAATCGGGCTTGATTTGCTCATTGAATATAGCAATTGCATCATCGCATGGCTCATCCCACCAATCCCAATCAACATACATAGCATCAGGCTTAGATGAAAGTAATTGAAAACCATTAGAATTATCATAAGGCGTTCCATTGAATATATTTTCAAACTCAATTTGGAGATTTTGGCAACATTCACCTTGATTACCCCCTATGTTGAGGTTCAAATCAACATTTTCATCAACATCGGGCATCTGAGCATCTACGGTTCTCGCCATCTCAGCTCTTTGTTGGTCAAACTTGGTGAATGATTTATCAAAAGATTGGAATCTGTAATCGTAATCGGGTTCGGTATAACCACATTCGTTACAACCAAGTGTGAATGATTTTACATCATCGTTCTCTCGGATAACCATAGCATCCCCTTTACATTCGGGGCATTTGACGCTACCAATAATTACCCCCCCATCTTCATAGTCGGCATCGTATTTATTGCCCTCATCATCTGTATCCGGCCTGTTGCTGAGCTTTTCATCACCTTCCTCTTCATATCTCATTATAGATGTGAAGGGAATGCCCGCATCTCTCATTCGAGCCATGACCTCATCGGGTGTAGCACCTTTTAACGACCAATCAAGCTCCCAATCACGGCCACCCATCGGATAACCCCCACCTGCATCAAAAGTAATGCCCTCAGCCATCAGCTCATCACGAAGCCGGAATAACTTGTCAGCTACTTCTGGATCGGAAGTATCCGTATTGACTGAATGATAAAACGGAGCTTTAGCGACCCTCCAAGCCGAATCAAACGGGCTATCCGCTACGCTCATTGTTCAAGACACTCTTCGCAATCGTTTTTGGCTTTTCCGAAAAACCCCTCTATTTGGGCATCCCAATAGTCCCAGTCCCAATCGGGGTGCTTACTTTTCGGGCATTTAGTCACGACTTACCTCTTTTGACGACCATTATCATCCAAAAAGGCAGTATTTTCAAGAAAGCTTCAGCTATCACGGCCTAAAATGCCCCCAAGCGTAGATTCCCTTGTAAAGATAGGCAAAAACCGCCCCGGTAGCAACAATTACGAAAATAAATGGAAAAGTGCCTATATCAATAGGACTTTCGGTGACTTTTTGCACTATACGAGATATTTCTGCGTCAGTAACCATCATTCAACCCCCCAATCGTCATTATCTTCAAAAATCTCATTCAGACAACGGATAAACATAGCCGTTTTTGTGTATCTTTTCATTTTAGTACCCCATATCCATTTTACTCGGTTTTTTCATCTCACGGATTTGCTGAGTAGCAAATCGTATCTTTTGGGTGCTGTGTAGTGACCAGAATGTGTCTGTATCAAGTCCAAACTCTCTCTCAACGATTCTGCATAGCTCATATCGTGAGCTAGTTTGCAGATCGCCATCAATAGGCAGACCTAAGACGGATTCAACCTCATCTTGAGAATACTCAACCCGCCTATCAAGCCATACATACGCATGACCCATGATAGACATGAGCTTTCTTGCGAACCATCGGAACAATCCCATGTGGTGTAATAATTACACCAATGTATTTGTTCTTTTTGTTATTCAGCGTGAGTTTTTCTCATTTTGAACGGTGATTCGAGCTTCTTGAGCTGCTGCTTTTACGGACTGGAGAGCCTTTCTTACTCTTGTTCCGGCAGCGGAATTGCCTCTATCGTGCTTCTCAGCATCAGGCAGGGCGGTTGTTAGCGTATCAATGATGTTTTCAAGCTGTAGCTTAACAGACATGACACTTCTGCTACGACTGACAGTTATATGTGTTTTCGTGGTTTAACAGCTCTAAGGGCATTTTCGGCCTAATAACCTCTTATCGCATCCAAAGCGAGCCTTGCCATATCTCCAACATCGTGCCACCCATCATGTAGCCCATTTGGATCAGAGAGTTCTTCAAGCCAAGCGATTGTCTTATCTCTCAAATCGTCTTGCTCATCGGAGGCATCATACACAAGCTCATCATCATCTGGATGAGTCCTATCGCTAAGCATTCCTTCCCCTAAACGCCTCATCATCTCATCGTCATCGGCCTTGACGATTTGCCAAACATAATCAAACGCCTTCTCAAAATTGCTCATACTATATCCCTTAACACTATTCCTGAAAAGCTGTATCGGTTCTCCCATTCACCCGAACAATTGAAACATTTGTATGTTTGATAATAGTCGCCATCAAGCCCATAATCAATAATCTCATGTTCCTTGTACGCCCCAGTCGAGTTATCTGGATGGCTTAGGCTTCCTTGAAACCTGTCATTTATTACGGGGTTTGCTTCTGTTGATGCCCCACAATGAGGACAAGGATCTTCATATTCAATAGGATAATCAGGGGTTTGCTCATTCAAACGCTTTTCTTCTGTTGAATGGAACGGTGCTTCAGGAGGCAATTCCTCTTCCTCATCTTTGACTATATCCCAAGCCTTCTCAAAATTACTCATCTTAAGCACAGTTCCTACACAGGCTCATTTGTGTTCCGCCATATAATCCCGTGCCTTCAGCTGGCGCACCACAGTTCTCACATTCACCGATTACATCAGCAGAATACGGCTTAGGGTTTTCCGCCATGATTCTCTCAAACATATCCGCCACCGAATCAGATTGAAGCTCAAAACGATTGTAAGCATCCTCACTCATGTTTTCCATTATCCTCTCGTAAATCTCATCGTCATCAAAGAATCTGAAAGGACTGGTTGCAGCGGTTTGCCTCATTTCATCCAAATCCTTTGGGTTTAGCTCTCCCGTCTTGCTACGATTCATCCACGAAGGCACTTTATCTCTCAATCTGTGTCCTTCCATATCATCGGGGTGTGCAAACTCTTCAGCTACAGCTCTCTCATGCAAAGACAATTCCTTTGCTATCTTCCAAGCCTTCTCAAAGCTCGCACCGCCAATCATCGTTCAACCTAAGAGGACAATCGTTCTTAACAGCTCTCTAAACAAGGCGTTATTCGTAATCCTCGTATTCCATTATACCTTCATCGCCCCAGATTTCATCATCTGGAACGCCTGTTCCGCCACAAGCAGCACATTCCATCATCATATACTCTACATCTCTCATCGCCATCTCTTTCGCTTCCTCAAATGTTTGCGACTGGGATGTATCTCCTGAACCAATCGTCACCAGTTGCTGACCTGTACCCTCGCATGATGGGCATTTGCCTGATTCATACAGCTTCAGATGCTCAAGTGTTCGAGGCATCTTCACCAAAAAGTCGCTCTTTTTCAAAGGTCTGCCTTTCTCATCATAGCCTTGCATCATAGAATAATCCAAAGAACCATCCTCATTGACATTCAAACCTGCATTCCAACACCAATCACCATTACCACCACACAATACACAAGGTTCTCCCCCATGTTCCGCTGCAAGTTTTCGACAATTCATTACCTCATTAGGAAAATGCAGGTATCTTGATTGCATCGCTTCAAGAGGCGTAGGTGGTCTGCTATCTTCCTTTACAACAGACCAAGCCTTCTCAAATGATTTCTTGTCTTTTTCTGCGTAGCAAGGACACTTGGGTTCTGACTTGGAACATTTAGTGATGCCTTTCTTCATGCAGACGCAGGGGTTTGACTTGGTTGCCCCGCAACAGCACCCATCACTCATCAACAATTCCACCTGTCAAGAGCTGCACCTTTCGGTGTTTTCTTACCTTCTTTACTGGTAGGCCCTTTGACACCACCCATACGAGCGCAGAATGATTTCTTTCGAGCTTTTCTCTTCCCGGTAGGATTCTTCTCGGTAACGGGTGGTTTGAGGTTAGCACCCTCTTCCTTCTTTGCCTTTGCACGACCCTTCGCATTCAGCCCACCTTTGCGACTGTGCTTGTTAGGGTTGTACCCGTGAAATGGTTTGTCGTCTTTCTCTTTCTTCTCCAAGATGTTGTGAATAGTCACGCAAGCATTACAATCGCACTCATAGCTCTTGTTAGTCAGCTTATCCCAGTTTTTCTTATCAGGGTAGTCCTTATCTCCGGGTTTAGCTGCCTTCTCGCCTCTTTTCCTCTTAGCATGAACATTATCCCAAAGACCACGCTTTTTGCCCTTATCCATATAGGCCATGCTCTTTTCTTCGCCTTTAGCCAAGATCCAAGCCTTTGAGAACGCATCTGCCGTCATGATTGAACAACAACAGTCAATGGATTTTAACCGTTTATCATTGACGAGCCTTTTCTTCACTTGTTCGATGGCTCATCCAATGTGGACTTTGCCCATCGCTCATCTCATGGCGATCAAACTCACCAGAACCGGGATGAACCTTGTCTGCCCATCCCGTATCAAAGCTCTCAGGATATTCGTTGCGACCCATCAATTTACCCGGTTCTTGTTCTTCAAGGGGTGTCGGTTTCATTTCATTATACCTTTGCCCCCTGTTCCAGCTTGAAAAATCTCTACGATTCTGAGATTCACGGTTAGCCTCTATATTCATATCCATATCACCATCTTCTAATATCTGCTCTACTGATTTTGGTTTTGTGAGTATCCGCCTTAGCTGTTCATTAGGCTCAGACCTGTTCCTCTCAACAGACTCATCGTGGCGAGCCTTCTCCCTTCGAGCCATCATACCCAAGATTGCGGGGTGAATAGTGCCTTCAGACTCAAAGCCATGACCCATGTATGGCCCAGAACCTTCAGCTAAATCTGCGAACATAAACTTCTCAGCTCCTCTTCGGCTTACTGCTTGCTGTTCCGGCAACGCTTTGACGATACGCCAAGCTCTCTCGAAGCTATCCGACATGACTACACCTTTTCTGCAATCGTATTTGAGCATTCTCAAATCACGCCAAAAATCTTGAGAGCTACTATCCCTGTGAGAGTTAGGTTCATCAAACCGATCACGGTTCGCCAAAAAGCCATGACCCCCATGTGTTCCAAATACCACTTCTCACTCATGCTGTCAATCCCGACAGCAATTCATCAAAAAAACATTCTGCGGGCAAAAATAGGCATTGAAAGGGCAGAAGCTGTCAGTATTGACAGAAAAAAACCGTATTTTGTTCCGCCGAGCGTATGCGGTTAGGCGGGGCGTAGCCCCGCCAAAAAAAAAAAATCTCGA